ATGTGTGTCACACTATGTTATCATGCCTATATGGCTGGCTATCGTATCAAAACTGATCCACACCGATATCTGAAAAACCGCGACGGCGTTTATCAGTATGTTCGCCGCGTTCCCACGTCTGTTGCAGACAAGGATAGTCGCGCTCCCATCATCCGCATAAGCCTGAAAACAAACGATCTCGCTCGGGCTATGACGAAGCGCAACGAATACGAATCTGCTGACGACGCGTTATGGGCGATGCTGAAGGCTGGGGCTGATGGCGATAAGGCAAGGGCACTTTAGGATGCCGCCATTAAGCGCGCAGAAGCCATCGGAATTTCATATGTGCCAGCCGACAGGCTGCTTTCGTTTACGGATGACGCGCTAGCGGCCCGACTAAACCACGTAACTGGCAATCCGGTTGAAGATGCGGCGATGGTGGGCGCGGCAAGCACCCCGTCGGTGTCCGTGACGCAAGCCCTGAAAATCTATTTTGATGAGATAACTCCCGACGAATTGACGGGTAAGAGCGAAATTCAGAAAAAGCGTTGGCGTGCGCATAAGCAGCGGGCGATCGATCATTTTGTGAAGATTGTTTCAGATAAGGCTATCGCGGATATAACGCGGGAGGACGCCCAGAAATTCTATAAGGTTTGGCTGCAAATGATAACGAAGCCAGCCAAAGGGAAGCAGCCGATATCGGCCAGTATGGGCAACCGCATGATGGGCGGGATGCGCGTTCTCTTTGCTGAGTATTTCAAGCACATGGGCGATAGGGATCGGCCAAACCCTTTCCGCGATTTGAGCTTTGCAGAGAAGGTCGAAAAGTCACGCCCACCGATCCCGACGGATATCATCAAAGGGAAGTTCCTGACCTATGGGGCCCTGGTCAGCTTAAACGAAGAGGCTCGTGGTATAGTCCTGGCCATGATCGAGACGGGCTGTCGACCAAGCGAACTTTGCAACATTACGGCCGAGCACATATTCCTGGCCGACAAGGTTCCGCATATCCTGATTGCGCCCCGAAAAGACGCTGCAGATCCGCGCGAGATTAAAACTGCTTCGTCTGTTCGCAAGCTGCCTTTAGTCGGTATAGCGCATGAGGTTTTTAAGAAGCATAGGAATGGCTTCCCTCGTTACAAAAACAAGGAAGACACACTATCAGCGACGCTGAATAAATATTTCAAGGACAACGAGCTGTTTCCGAAGGGTGCCGGCTATACCGTCTATTCGCTTCGCCACTCATTCGAGGATCGCATGAAAGAGGCTGGCTTAGACGATGAGTTGCGCCGGATGTTGATGGGCCATACAGTTGACCGCCCACGATATGGCACGGGCGGTTCCTTGGAATGGCGGAAAGAACAGATGGAAAAATTCACGCTGCCGTTCGACGCAGCCGTGATTTGATGCGGTCGCGAATATTATCGTTCGCAGTGAGATTGCGCTGCATGCCTTCCACACGCTCGTAAAGTGGCAATAGATTGTGTTCCGTTTCTGGGAAGCAGGCAATTACACCGGCTATGGCGTCCAACCATCGTTCGGTGTCAGCAAAGGTGTAAGCCGTCATCCTTACTCACCTTCCTGCGATGCGACATGCCCTGCTTTTTTCTGCCGCCTCTTGCGCTTCCCGTATGGCTTTCGAAACGTCCTCGTTGGACGCGCTTCCGCCCTCGTAGCTACCTTGGGCGCGCTCTCCGATGTAAATTTGCGGAATCTGCTGGTAGGCGAGGAATATGGCTACGAGCGCCGCGATGACGATAAATACTCGCTTGTAGTCTCGCGCTGACATCCTCACTCCCTTTCCCGCAGTGCGGCGCGGCCTGCTTCGGTATGCGATAAGCGGTCGGGGAGAGCCATAGCTACTCCTACGAAATGGCTGATTAAATCTTCCCAATTCATGAGCTTTAGCGGAACCATCGAGGGTCCTCCAGCGTTAGAGCGCGGAATGAAATGATGGAGAATTTTGCACATGCTGAAGGGCGGATTGCTTTGGCTCATTGGATTACCCCTCCCTGTAATTCTGGTGCTCTGGTTGATGGGTTACTTGTCCTAATAATCGAATAGCTGGAGAGATAAGATGTCAAATGCACGGTGGCGAGGGTTGGAAATGACAACTCATTTTTATTACATTTCTCAACAACCAGATGGTCTTTGGTCAGTACAAGAAACAGTAACGAACCAACCTGTCTCCCTTCATGGCCAATTGTGCTGTTCTCTCCGGAAGAGAGATGCGGAAGAGCTCGTTGAATACCTAATGAACCTTGATAGAGATATCGCAGCTTAGGTGCTTCGAGCTCTTACTGCCTCCGCGCCCGGCGGCGGTTGTCGTTGGCCGGGCTGCGACGCTGGCGGGGAGCGCCATAGCGGAACCGAACGCCGGTAATGCGCGCCAGTTCGAAAGCGGTGTCGCGCAGCCTCTCAGCCTCGGAATGATAACCGAGCGCTCGGACGGCTTTTGAAATCGATAGGACTTGCGCGGCGTTCGTGCCTTGCTGCTGGAATTCGGCGGCGGTCAGGATGGGTGCCATAGCGGCGTGTGTGATGCATCTGGACATAGGGTCTCCTCGTGTTTTGGTGGGTGCAAAAAACCGTGGCGCAAAAACGCGCAAGGCTGTCATTCTTTGAGGTTCGGGGGCTTAAGCGCCCCCTCGCTATCTGTGTGCCGTGACCGACTCGCCCATCCGATAGGACTTGAAGGTCAGCCAGTCTGTCAGACCGCGCCCGCCGTTGCATTCGCAGCAGGCGGCAGCCAGATTGTCTAAGTGATCTGTGCCGCCTTCACATTTGCGTCGAAGATGCTCGAGCGTTGCGCGATGTGGCGGATTTGTTCGGCCCGGTGTGTGGTGCAGGATTTCTATCTGTCGATCACAGTAGCAGCACGATCCGCCCTGTAATGAGACCAGCCTTTGTAAGGTCCTTTTTCGTTGTGCCGGTGTCATGCCGTAAACCCCAACCCAATGCCGCATGCGGCAACGCAAAAGGCTACGACGACGGTCATCTCGACCGCTTCGCGTGCCGCATAGCGCAGCCACGGCTGCGGTCGGCCATGTTTTCTTGCCTTGTAGTCAGGGCGGCGCATAGGCTCGACATTGCCGGCCTTAGGTGCGTCGGTTTCCGTTTCGAACTCGTCGTTGGCGAGCATTTCCAGGAGGGCGCGGTTCATGCTGCAGCCCTCCGGTCTTTTGCCGCCCGTTCCGCCGCTGGTACGTTGTCGTTAGCAACGGGCTCGAGCCGATAAAACCCGTGATTGCCCGCGCCCCGATGGTTCATCGGGATGGTCCAGCCAAACGAGGGTAGAAGCTTGCGGAGGCGACTGATTTGCACTCGTACAACGTTTTGGGCGCCATCAGGGCCGCCGTTTGGGTCAAAGGCGTAGACGTTGTCGACTAGATCGTCGATGTAGATGCGACGCGGATAAATAGCTGTCAGCGCATCGACGATATTCTTCTGTCCGCGCGGGAGGGGTGCGGCTTCGAGTTCCGTGGCTGGATCGCGCTCCATTTTACGCAGCCTCCGCCAGCTCAACCGGCGAGCAACAGGCTACGGCGCCGCTCGTCTGGAAAACTTCGAACGTCTCGCCGGGGCACAGGGCAGCGAGACGCGTCGCTTCTGCCAAGGCCTGCTCAAACGAGCCGTGTTCGTATGGCATGGTGGTGAAGACGCCAACGCGGCCAGTCTTCTTGCCGCGGCGGAATACAAAGAATCCGCCGCCGATGATTTCATTCGGACGGGCTTTGGGGCTTCTTCTCGGTGCTTTTGCGGTCATGTGGGTTTCTCCTCGTGTTTTGGTCGGTGGTCAGCAGATCAAGCTGGTGAGGCTGTCTTCGTGCTGCTGGGGAGGTATATACGATAAACGTATTAAAAGGTCAAGCCGGAAATACGAAAAGCGTATATGACATAAATATACGATTATGCGATAACGCTTTTATGGATAGCGAAGTAATTAAGTGGTTTGCGGAGGCCTTAGAAGCCAGCGGGCTCACCCAAGAGCAAGTAGCGAAAGAGCTCGGTCTCGGTCGTCAGCCTACCATTAGCGAAATACTCAAAGGCAAGCGTCAGCTTAAAGCTCATGAAATGGTCGTCATGAGCCGATTGAGTGGGTTGCCTATGCCGGATCGCAAATCTGTGATTCCAGTGCTAGGCTATGTCGGGGCAGGTGCGGCTGTATATCCAATTGATGATGGTGATCCGTTATATGAGGTTTCTGTAGCGGCAGCGCTGCCGCAGGGTACGGTCGGCGCTATCGTACGTGGCGACAGCATGTATCCGATATTCGAGGATGGCGACCTAGTTGCCTATTCGGGCAAGGAGTTGACTGCGGACGATGCGCTTGGCCAGACGTGCATGGTTCGCCTTGAGGACGACAGGATGCTAATCAAAACGATCCGCCGCGGATCGGAGCCTGGGCTATTCACGTTATCTAGTACGAATGCACCAGACATAGAAGATGTCCGGATCGTTTGGGCTCGCAAGCTGGTGATACGCATTTCGCGGGAATTCTGGCGCCAGTTTTAATACGCTAATCGGATAGTAGTAAAGGGTCGCTATAGCGGCCCTTTTTTGTAGTCACAGCGGAAAATACGAAAAACGTATGTAATAAGTTGACGAAAATACGAATCGCGTATATAACCTTTCTCATCAACCGGCCCAAAGAAGACCGGAGCACAGAAAAGGAGAATGAGTTGCACAAAGAGAAGCCGGAGCTTCCGCGGCCGGACAGATAGTACCAACCTAAGATTGACCGACCAGAAAACACGAGGAGAATGACGATGGACACCAGACCAGCAGACAATGACAACCGCCCACCGTAGGACAATAGGGACGCTGCTAGCCTGAGATGGCTAGTGGCGTGCGACGCATGCTTATTAGCAGGCGTCGGTGGGGATTGAGCTGGTTTGTAACGCCAGCCTAGAAATCGAAGGCCAGTTGCCCCGGCCTTGACCGCCAATGAGCACACACGTGCTCAAGTCGGCCAAATCGCAGACGCACGTAAGCACGAACTGCGATCAACTTAGGTTTCAGCATAAGCCAATACCTCCACGCTCTGACGGTTAAAGCCGCCTCTCAGCGAACGCAGTAACGCGCCGCTTGCCCTACATGAGAACAGCCGAAGCTGCAGAGTGGCTATTTGCTCCCCACCGACGTCTACACATAAGCATGCAGAAAATTGAAACACAACCATGAGGAGAATGGCATGCAGATTGTACAAGCTAGAGGCCGGGAAATACCGGTGACAACCCGCAGCAAGAGATACACGCCAGAGCGCGCACGCGCTGAAGCGCTGTTTAATAAACCTGCAGCGGTTGCCAAGCCGCGTATTCTTGAAGATGCGCCTAAGGTAGCTGCAACACGTCTCGTTGCGGTTGAAGAAACCGAACATGACAGGGTGTTCCGCCTGATACGTGAGGGAAAGTTCGAAGATGCTGCCCGTATTGCCGCGCGCCTCATCAATGCGGGGCAGGTGACGGGTTTCTTCATCTATGGCAAATCGCCAGAATTCACCAAGGCATCAGAATGGCATCAGCGCCTTGTTCGTGATGGCGACGCTCGCGCCAATGTGCATATCATTTCGCCAGAACGCGCGCAGATCCTACTCGTGCGCAACATCGGCAACCGCCGCGTTAATGCCGCGAACCTGGCCGCTATTATGCGGGATATCGCGACCCATCGCTTTGATTTGAACGGCGAGTCAATCGTTGTGTGTCAGGACGGCACGGTGAACGATGGTCAGCACCGCACATTCGGTGTTCTGCTGACCGGTCATCCGATTGAATCGGTGGTCTCGTACGGTGTCACCAAGGAATCAATGCGCACCGTTAATATCGGTCGCAAGCGCACCGGCGTTGACCGGTTGAATATCGCGAGCATTCCGAACGCTGTGCATATGTCCGCTATCTCCAACCTTGCGTTCGAGATGTACAATGGCCGCGCTGCTACGCCTGCAGAGGCGCAGGACTATTATTTCGAGAATCAAGAGCATATCGTTCTTGCCAATTCCCTTATCGGAAATCCACAGAAGGGACTTGGGTCTGCTGCACCCGGTGTCGCCGCGCTCCATCTTCTATTCTTGGGTGCGAACGAAGACGATATTCGACACTTCTTTACCGCCTTCCGCACCGGTGAAATGCTCAAGCGCCGTAACCCGATTTACACTCTTCGCGAGGCTCTGCGCGAAAAGACAGTCAAGTGGACACGCCAGCAATGGACGCGCGGGATTGTGCACCACTTCCTGATCTGGCGCACTGGGCGGTCGCTCGCCGTTGCTACTTCCCCTGCATCTTTGCCGGAGGTGATCTAACCATGGAACGTCGGCGGTTGTTCATTGATGACATATTTATCGGCAATCGCCATCGTAATGCCGATGGCGCCAAAGTTTCAGAGATTGCGAAGAGCATTGCCGAAGTCGGACTAATGAACCCGCCGGCGGTCTGCATCCGTGACGAAATCGTCATGGATGATGGAGAGTTATGCGATGGGGTGGCGGTTTTGATTTATGGCCGCCACCGCTTGGCAGCACTCAAAATGAACGGTGAAGAGTATGTAGAATGCGTCGTTCATGACGTTGACGATCTACATGCCGAGCTCATGGAAATCGACGAGAACCTGGCCCGCTCCGAACTGTCGCCAGCCGAAGAGGCGGCGCATATTGCTCGGCGTAAGGCTATTTGGGAGGAAATGCGCGAGGAGACTTTTGTCCGAAATTCGGACAAAAGTATGGGGCGCCCAAAAACTGGTGACTTTGCGCGTGAGATTGCTTCTTTGACAGGAAATGGCAAATCACAAATAGCCCAAAAAATCTCTCGCGCCGAAAACCTCGGCTCCGACATCAACCGCATTGTTGGCACCAGCCTTGATAAAGGCGTCGAAATGGACGCGCTCATTGGCCTGCCTGACGAAGAACGCGAAAACCTTATCAGCCGAGCAGAGCGGGGCGAAAAGGTCAGCGCACGCCCAGCGCCGGAGCCCAAGCCAATAACCGCCGATAAGGCACTAGAGATTATTGCCGAGGGCACCGCAAAAGCAGTGACATCAAACAAAGCCAGAAAGCGTCAAGCGTTCTGGGATGCATGGGCCGCGCTGGACGAAGCCGATCGGCAGGAATTCGCCGCGATTATCTGGTCGCAGTATAAGACGGCCAATTAAAAGCAGGCTGTTATGGGTCGGCACCACCCGTTACCCCAGCCTGCCCGTACGTCGCGGTTAACACGAGGAGGGCCGAAGCCGCTTCTACGCCGCGATTTCCTTCGCAGGTACCACCCCGCGCGACCAGACAGATGCCGTTAGACGCGGCGCTTGTCAACCATCGCCAACCACAAGAGGAGACATGCAGTATTCATCAAGACACAAACTGCAGGCGACTGCCGCCGCGCACCGTAAAAGAGGCGCATCGTTTGGGAAGATCGCGGAATTGATGGGCATTACCCGAGGCCACGCATGGTCGCTGCTTTCGGAAAGAACGCCCACGCTCCCCCCGCCAAACCCGAATGAGAAGACCGTTGTGCGGCGCACAACTTTTAACGGCGGTTATTCGGGAGGATGCATGGACATTTATGTCTCGTTGCCCCGCATAACGATTCTGGACGGGCCGTTTACAGGCACAGTCCACTAGCCTTTTGAGGCAGGCCGACCGCGAGGATGACGGGGCCGACGACTAACCTCCCACTGAGGAGGCAATTACTTGAAAACGAAATACACACGAACGGGCGAGCGCGACATGACAAACCGCAAGCCTTATCGGACAGCTGCGCAAAAAGCAGAGGCGCGCACGAACGCCGTGCTTCGGAATGGGACTTACGTCTCCAACGCACCGGTCACTTACCACCGCGCACCGAAAAGAGGTGCCGCATGACCTGCGAATGCGGTGAATGCTGGGATTTGCCCGGCGAGATAGTTGTCCACAAGCTGTGGAAATGGAAGGGCATCATTATCGAAGAGCGCGACAGCTTTCGCTGGCTGACCGTGCGATTCATGATCCCCGGCACCGGCCTTGTGCAGCTTGAGGTCTCGCGCTTCGAAGTCGAGCCAGACTTTGAAGAGGACGACGGCGGCGTCGAGGCTGACAATCCTGAAGATGACAACGTCATCCCGGTCGATTTCACCAAGAAGGTGAAGCTTACGAAAAACACCAAGACGAGGGGAGTAGCGTGATGACCTCCACCACGTACAGCCACACGCGCAACTACGCTCCCAAGGACTACGCGGACGGCGACACTTTCTACGAGCCGGAAACCACGCTCGGCCTTGGTGACCGCTTTCTATGGGGCTTGGCAGTTGTTGCTGTGCTCGCTCTGACAGTCGGCTTCTACGCATGGGTGCTGGCATGATCTCGTTCGCCACAAAAGCCACGGCTGACATGCCGCACATTGATCCCGGGCGGACGCCCGGTGTCGGCCGCATCGGGCAGTCCTTGGCGCTTGCAGCGTTCGCGCTGGCAATCGCCACGACAATCGCAGCCTTCCTGTTCTGGAACCTGCTGCTGCCGTTCTATGGGCTGCTTTATCTGTGGGGTGCGGCGTGAACCTGGAGCAACGACTGCAAGAGCGGCCTCGGCGCACACTGTTCGGAATTGGCCTGTCGGCAATCGTCATTGTCGCTGGACTAAGCGTAGCGGGATGGGCGGTTAGTTTCGTCCTCAACCCCATTCATCAAGCAGGGCGGATCGTTGAGAAAACGATCGATGCTGACAATGTTATCGCCAACTACGAGTGGTTTAAACGTCAGTATCATGACGTCCTTGCCATCGATCAAAAACTTATCGCTGCAGAAAGCGGCCGGGCCGGCTTCGAAAAATCGGCCGGCGATCGGGCATCTTGGCGTTTCGAAGATCGCCAAGAGTGGAACAGGCTCAACGCAATAGCGATTGGTTTACGTAGTCAACGAGCAAGTATGGTCGCTGAATATAATGCGCGCACGCAGATGGCGAACCGCGACCTATTCCGCACATCAGACCTACCTCCATCTATTCATTGAGGAGAAATCATGAAGACGCACATCATGATCGTGGCAGCAGCCGCGGTGATGCTTGCTGGCTGCGAGCCAGCAGCGCCAACGAGCAAGCAAATCGAAAACCGGGCCGTAGAGGTCAACCAAGCCCGTCTTATCCAAGACATCCCGGCACCAACGCTGCAGACTTCTCTGGAACGAAAGAATTTGGCTGAGCGCTTGGAGCGCATCAACCAGCAAAATATGAGCGGGTTCGTTTACCTGCTGTCATACGGGCGTGTCGTCGCTTCGTATCCAATCCGGGGGAAAGTTACCTCGCTCAATGCCTACCTCATGGGCAGCGAGCAGGCTGTTCGTGACCCCAATGGAACTATGGATGGCCGGCAATCCTTGCTGATGGAGCAGCCTGATTTCGACGGCGCATATGGCAAAAACGCCGATGGCGTATTCTTTTTCACAGCAGACACGAACGCGTATGTCGAATGGGCTGGCGACTATCTGTTCTCCGACCAGCCACTCGCGCTGAATCAGGAGCCCATGATGGTGCGTCAGGTTTCAGAATGATGCCCCTCAGACCCCCACGCGACAACTGCGCAGCCGCCCTCACAAGCCCGCCTGCATGGCTTGTCGGCTGGCTCATACTTGCGGCTGTCATCGCCGCAATCGCCGTTACCCACCACACCTACTGAACACGAGGAGACCTATGGCTCTATCTCTTTCAAGCTTGAAGTCGACCAAGAGAAACGATCCACCTGTGATCCTTCTCTATGGCGTCGACGGCATCGGCAAAACGTCGCTTGCGGCAGAGTTCCCCGACCCGATCTATCTGGCAACCGAAGGTGAGCGCCCGCCGTCCGACATCGAAATGGCAACCCCTGGCACGATTGAATCCTTCGATGATCTGCTGAACGTCATCGGGGAACTGCTGACTGAAGAACACGACCGGCGCACCGTGATTATAGACAGCCTCGACGGGCTAGAGCCGCTTGTCTGGCGCGCAACATCGGCCCGCCTCGGTATCAACAGCATCGAGGAGGCCGGGTTCGGGAAAGGCTACGTGGAAGCCGATACCGAATGGAACGAACTAATGGCCGCCGTGTCTGCGCTGTCCCGTGCGGGCATGTACGTCGTCATGTTGGCGCACCCTGAAATCGTGCGCTTCGACAGCCCGACAACGGATCCGTATTCTCGATACCAGCCCAAGCTGCACAAGCGATCGAATGCACTGGTTCGCGAGAAGTCCGACATCGTCGCGTTCATGAACTACCGTATCTCCATCAAGGAAAAAGAAGTGGCCCGCCAGACGAAGGTTAGCCACGCGGAAGGCGGCAAGGAGCGCCAGGTGCACTTCAACGAGGCGGCGGGCTTCAACGCCAAAAACCGCTATTCGATGCCGGACAGCGTCGTTTACCGCAAAGGGCAAGGCTTTACCGATATTGCCAAGTTCTGGCCGGTTGGCAACGACAATGACCAGAGGGAGGCGGCGTGATGCAGTTGCAGGAAGGTGGATTCTATCTGACTAGGGATGGCAGGCGAGTAGGCCCGATCCGCAGGATGAAGCATGCGCGCGGGGATACAATCAAATGGGAGAGCGACGACGTGTTGTTGCCCAGAACGCTTTCGAATTGGGCTGATGACGGCACCTGCTTTCCGGGGGCAACGCAACTCAAATGGACAAACTGTGATCTCGTCGAGGAGACCGCCTAATGGAAAAAGCTCTAGCTGGCCTTGTCGCAATCGCAGCCATCCTCTTCTTCGCACCGCTCATCGGCGTTCTCGGTGGCGCGTTCGTCGGCTGGGTTGTGGGCCTGTTTTTCGCAGAAACAATCCACGCCTTCCTTGCCGCCGTTGGCATCAACGCGGCGGGCCTTGCGATGTGGCAGATCGGTGCTTCGCTCGGCTTCATCGGCGGGTTCTTCCGCCCAGCTATCCATCGGGCGAAGGCGTAAACGCCCACCCCCCAACGCAGCTGTTTTAAGTAAATAACGTCGCTCCGCTGCGGACGGAGCGCGCGGAGCGACGGCGCAAAGTAATCCTCCTCCCCTGATTACTTACGCAGCTGCGAATTACCATGAGAAGAAAATGGTTAATAGTTAAACATCCGTAACGATGACCTAACCGCACCAACAACAACACGAGGATTTTATAGATGGCCAGACTTGGCTCAACATTTGACGCAACCAAACACGATACGACGCAGTCCGATTACTCGGAACTGCCGAACGGCGACTATGAGTTGGAAATCGAGGCCAGCGAAGTAGCTGCCACGAAGGACGGCACGGGCACTATCCTGAAGACGACGATGGTCGTTATTCGCCCGGAGGAGTACGCGAAGCGCAAGCTCTTCAACAATTACAACCTCGAAAACAAAAGCACTCAGGCGCAAGAGATCGGCCAGCGCCAATTCGCCAGCCTTTGCCGGGCGATTGGTGTTTCGGAAGTCGAGGATTCCGAAGAACTGCACTTCAAAGCGTTCACGGCAAAGATTGGCCTCGGCAAGCCCTCAAAAGACGGCCAGTACCCGGCACGAGCGGAAATCAAAAAGTACTACTTCCCCGACGAAGGCAACGTCCCCCAGCCTTCGATCGACGCCAACCAGCCTGTAGCGCAGGTTCGTCCGGCCAATGACAACCGACCGGCCGCGGCTAACAGCAACAAACCGGCGCCAGCAGCAGCTGCGGCAAGCAAGAAGCGACCTTGGGGTTAAGCTACCAAACAGGCGCGGCTACCAACCGCGCCTTCTACCACCGAACATGAGGAGAATAGTGCATGGCACCACTCCCAAAAGCTGAATCCAGCACCGTTCGCGCCATCTACGCCGCTTACGAGGCCCAGGCTAAGTCCTGGGACTCGTGGGGCATCAGCGTGGGCGAGGCGGGCACGGAATGCGACAGAGCCTTGTGGTTCGGCTTCCGCTGGGTCTCAGCCCACGAGGTTCATTCGGGCCGTCAGCTTCGTCTGTTCGCCACCGGCAATATCGAGGAAGATCGCCTCGTTGCCGACCTCGAACGTATTGGCGTCGATGTCTACGGGCAGCAGGACAAAATCAGGCTGGTCTCGGGGTTCGTGCGCGGCAAGTGCGACGGCAAGGCAATGGGTGTGCCAGAAGCACCGAAGACCGAACACCTGCTCGAATTCAAGTCGAGTAACGAGAAGGGCATTAAGGAACTGCAAAAACACGGCTGCCAAAAGGCCAAGCCCTTGCACTACGCCCAGTGCCAGCTCGGGATGCAGGCTTTCGGCCTGACGCGCTGCCTGTATCTGGCGTCGTGCAAGAACACCGACACGCTTTATGCCGAGCGCATCGAATACGACGTCGAATTCTGCCTTCGGCTGCTGGCACGCTGCGAACGCATCGTGTTTTCGGACGAACCGCCCAGCCGTATCAGCGAAGATCCCGAGTTCTTCGGCTGCATGTTCTGCAAACATCGTGGCGTTTGCCACGAAGGCGTGCAGCCGCGCGTAAACTGCCGCACCTGCCTTCATGTTCAACCAGAGCATGGTGGCGATTGCCATATGTCATGCGCGCGTTGGAACAAGCCTTTGTCGATCGACGAACAGCGCGACGGCTGCCCGGCACACCTCTATCTGCCAGGGCTGATAAATGGCGAGCAGATCGATGCGGACGAGGTTGCCGAGACCGTTACTTATCGACTGGCGACGGGTGAGATTTGGGTGGATGGGGTGAGGGGAGATTAATCCGGATCGATGGGTTCGAATTGGGCAGAGACATTCGCGGTATGAAGATGTCTCTCGCCGTCAAGTTTGTACTGAATTCTTACGCCAACGACGAACCCGAATGGGTCCTGATTTGATGCATAACTGACGTTAAATATTGATGTCGAAACGGATGGTAATTCGGAATTGAACCGGCCAGATAAACGCAGCGGAACATCGAAAGAGTATTCAGTCTTATCTAAGACGATCGAATCATAGAGTGCGTGTAACAGGTCTCGAGTGTTGTCAGTGTCGCGATGAATAACAGCGCCGCGTGGGTACTCTAATCTTAAAGAGTGGAGGAATAGGGGTAGTCTATTATGGTTTACGATCTCAATCGCCAGCCTATTTCTATAGTCTTTCTTGTTGTCCGGTAGTTGATAGGCCCCGAATGAGGGCGGAACATCGCCGAGGACCGCATCAGCCTGTCGCTTGGCCTGTTTCGCAGCCCACCACGCAAATGAAGCAGCGATGATCGCACCCGTGGCAGACACAAGAGCAATCCATTCACTTATTTGAAGTTCAGGGATCAATTTATGCTCCATCTAAGAGACTATCAACGCGCCGCGGTTGACGGCCTTTACGACTACTGGCGCGAACAACCCGGCTCGCCTCTTATCGTGCTTCCTACGGGCGGCGGCAAGAGCCTCGTGCTGGGTACGATTTGCAAAGAACTTATCGAAGGCTGGCCAGACATGCGCGTATTGGTTTGCACTCATGTACGCGAGCTGATCCTGTCAAATTACCAAGAGCTGCTGAACATCTGGCCCTTCGCTCCGGCGGGAATATTCTCGGCTGGTGTAGGACGGCGTGATGCGAAGGCGCAGATCGTATTCGGCGGCGTGCAGACCATCGCAAATAAGGCGGAGCAGATCGGCCACATCGACGTCGTTTTGGTCGATGAGGCACACCTAATGCCACGGAATTCGGAAACGCAGTACGGCAAGCTGATCGATGGCCTGCGCGCCATCAATCCAGACCTGAAGCTGGTCGGTCTCACGGCCACGCCTTATCGCTTGGGCGAGGGGCTTTTGACTGAAGGTGACGGCGCACTTTTCGACGACATCTGCTTTGAAAAGCCGATCGGCGAAATGATCGAGGAAGGCTATCTTTGTCGGCCGATTTCAAAGGGCATGGCAACAGCCTTCGATCTGTCAGGCGTCGGGAAGCAGGGCGCCGATTACAAACAGAACGCGTTGCAGGCAGCCATCGACAAGGACGACATCACTGCTTCGGTAGTGGATGAGATCGTCACATATGGCACGGCGTCGGGTGCTGAGCGAAAGGCTTGGCTTTGTTTTTGCAGCGGCGTTGAGCATGCCCGGCATATGCGGGACGAGATTCGGAGCCGGGGATTTAGCTGTGAGACTGTGACTGGAGATACCCCGACCGGAGAGCGGGACCGGATTCTGGCTGATTTCAAGGCCGGCAAGATCCGGGCGCTGACGAACAACTCGGTGCTGACAACCGGCACGAACCTACCGATTATCGATCTGGTCGCATTTTGTCGCCCGACTTTATCAGCGGGCCTTTATGTCCAGATGGCGGGTCGTGGCCTGCGCCTTTATCCCGGCAAGGAGAACTGCCTGTTTCTGGACTTCGCGGGCGTTGTTCGCAAGCATGGGCCAATCGATGCGGTTACGCCACCCGGAATGAAAAAGGGTGACGGGGAAGCGCCAGTGAAGCAATGTCCGCAAGAGCCTGACGATCGTGGTCTAGTAGGCTGCGGCTCACTGATCCACGCCTCGCTCCACACCTGTCCGGATTGCGGATATGAATTCCCAGTCGATGAAACGCCGACGATATCTGCGCAGGCGGAAGACGTGCCGATGCTGTCGAAGGACAACGCCAGCACCCGCCAGGTGGAGCGCCGCACATTTGCATACCACGAAGGCAAGGGCGGCAAGCAGGACAGCGTGAAGGTGTCTTATTGGGTTGGTATGTCGCCAATCAACGAATGGCTCGGCCCAGCCCATACCGGCTTCTTTAAGTCAAAGTCTGACAGGTGGTGGCGAAAGCATGGCGGTCAGGCACCTTTCCCGAAAACCGTGCTGGAATTCATGGAGCGCCAGAACGAGCTGCTGCCGACCTCCGAAATCGTCGTGAAGCCAAACGGCAAATACTGGGAAGTGGTCGACGCCATGCCGGGTGCTGCGAATGACAACGTGACGGGGGCTGGTAATGACAATGAGCCCATGTCCGCTGGACTAGCAGAAATACTGGCAGACGACATACCATTTTGACAACCCGTTAACGGGACGCGCCGCGAGGCATGTTAACTTACCTACCGCTGCTTATCGCAGCAAAACCAACCAGCAAAACACGAGGAGTAATGATGCAGAACAAAGCCGACAACGCGAGAGCGCAGAACTATCTGGCCTATGATGTTACCGTGCTGGAACGGGAATTCGCCGACTTGGTTGCGGTATACCCAGAACTGGCCGAAGATGAGGAACTGCGCGCTGACACGATCGAAGGTGAGACGGACGCTTACCGCGTGCTCGGTAAGATCGTGGCCATCGAGCGCGATGCAAACAGCATGGTACTGGCCATCGGCGAACGCGCCAAGGAATTGGCCGCGCGCAAAGACCGATACACCAGACGCAAGGACGCCATGCGGGCCTTGTTGCTCCGTCTGCTGAAGGCTGCCAACCTGAACAAGGTCAGCCTGCCGGAGGCGACCGTGAGTATCGGTAAGGGCCGCGCCGGGGTTGAGATTGTGGATGAAGCGCTGCTGCCCGATAACGTTGTGAAGCTGAAGCGTGAGCCGGATAAGACGGCGATTAAGGCCGCGCTGGATGCTGGCGAAGATGTCCCAGGTGCGGTGCTCCGCGAAGGCCAGCCGAGTGTTACGGTGAGGGCGGCTTAAATTCCGAGGTGGTGACGATATAGGATTTGAACCTAAAGGACGCTTCCGCTTAGCATTGGAACGGGCCACATCGCGGCGCCTGCCCTGAGGAATTTCCCGCTCTTCCTCACGCTTCGTCACCAAATGCAGACAAAACGTAAAATTTGACCCTGTCAACACCCCGCCAGCCACCGACTGGCGGGTTACCACCACGAAACACGAGGAGATGAGGATGGCTACACGCCTAATGATAGGAGATGTGCGCGAGCAATTGACCTTGATTGATGAGAGCAGTGTCGATTGCGTCGTTACTTCGCCGCCTTACTGGGGACTCAGAGATTACGGTGTCGACGGACAGATTGGCCTTGAAAAGACCATCGGTGAGCATCTTGCTGTCATGGTCGAAGTCTTCGAACTAGTGCGCCGAGTACTGAAACCGACGGGCACACTATGGCTAAACTACGGCGATTGCTATGCGACTTCACCAAACGGTCGCAGCGCAGCTGCTACGAAAGCCGCCGGCAATGATAACCGGACATTTCGTGATAAGCCTTTTTCGACTATTCAAGGCGTGCTGAAGCCTAAAGACCTTTGCATGGTGCCAAATCGCTTGGCAATAGCATTGCAAGAATCCGGCTGGTGGGTGAGATCGGAAATTATATGGGCTAAGCCGAACCCCATGCCAGAAAGCGTTCGCGATCGGCCGGCGTCGAGCCATGAAAAGATATTCATGCTCACTAAGTCCCCACGATACTTTTACAATGCGGATGCAGTTCGACAGAAGATGGCGGCATCCAGTGTTTCTCGCCTCAGTCAAGATGTTGAGAACCAGATAGGATCAACACGCGCGAATGGCGGGCGCAAGTCAAATGGCAATATGAAAGCCGTTGGCAAAATCCGAGGGCACATCCGCGAGCACGAAGGCTTCATTGGCAAGTGGGATGAGATGACCAAGGCCGAGCAGCAAGCAAACGGACGTAATCTCAGAAACTACGAACCCGCTCCCGTTGATGTCTGGCCAATAGCCACACGTCCGTTTTCCGAAGCGCACTTCGCTACCTTCCCTCCAGAGTTGGCAGAACGTTGTATTCTCGCCGGCTGCCCAAAAGACGGCGTGGTCCTCGATCCATTTGGCGGGGCAGGCACCACGGCGCTTGTTGCGGAACGGCATGGACGGGATGCGATACTGATCGAACTGAACCCGGAATATGCTTCGCTTACTCAGCTCAGGCTGAACCGTGAACTAGGGATGTTTGCCAAGATTGAATCCAACGACAACTTCGCGGAGGCCGCAAATGCAGCCTGACGATGTGTGTGCTGTCTGCGCCCGCCACGCCGTCGGCCTCGGAGTGCAAGCAGACCGCGAGCCCATCCGCTGGCTGTGCAAGGAATGCGCCGACATTGCCGAGCATATTCGCCATCGGCGGCGATTGGACCCTTACGAACTGCGCGCGCTTGATACGGGCGTCGAGGCGGTCGGGGAGTACTTGCAGTCCATACAAAAGACGAACCTTGCCGACATGGACGAGCTCGAAGCGCGCATGCTGGTACGCGCCGCGTGGGAAGGCTGCGGGCGTGGGATGCGGGAAGCTTTAACGGAGGCGCCGTTTTGACAACGCCCGCCAACGACAATCACTGCGGTGTGACGTTTAGACCTGCGGCATGAATTCGGTTCATTAGGGCCGCCGCCGCCTCGGCCTCATCGATATCGAGGTCTCTCAAATAGGAATCTTGCAGCTTGGCCACGTGGTCGGTTTCGGTATCGACGACCGACCATTTGCCGTTGCTCATTCTCTTCATTTCATACCGTCCTTTGGACATCTCCAGGCTCCAATAAGGAAGATTGATGGAAAATAACATCCAAGTGTTTTCGGGTGAAGACCCAATGCTCGACGTCGCCCTGTCCTACAAGGCACGCAGCTGGCCGGTTTTTCCATGCCGTGCCGCCGATGAGGAATTCGTCGACGAGGACGGCCTTATCGAAATTCTAGCCACCAAAACACCGCTTACCAGCAATGGTTTCCGTGGTGCGACGCTGAATGAGCGAATTGTTCGGGAGCTTTGGCGTCGCAATCCCGGTGCAATGATCGGCGTGCCGACCGGTGCGCCTATCGGCGCGTGGGTGCTGGACATCGACCCGAAGCATGGCGGGCCGGATACGCTTGCAACACTCGAAGCCGAGCATGGCGCCTTGCCAGCCACGCTTATGGCAGAAACCACAAGCGGCGGCCGTCATTACTTCTTCAAACACAAGGCTGGCGTCCGCAATCGTGGCGCATTGGGCGCTGGCATCGATGTTCGTGGCGACGGCGGCTATGTCATTGCGGCTGGCAGTGTCCCTGCTGTAGGCCAGCCTTACCGTTGGCTGGTCGATATGGAACCGGTTGACGCGCCGGACTGGCTGCTGGAGCTCGTCCTGCCGCGGTCATACGACAGCACGACCATGTATCAGGCACCGTCTGTCTCCGGCAAGATCAACGATCGGTATGTCGAGCGCGCGGTACAGTCCGAGCTCGACGACCTCGCCATGGAACCCATGGGCAACCGCAACAACCGCCTGAACGACGCTGCGTTCCGGATGGGCACCTTCGTCGGTGCCGGTGCTCTTTCGGAATCCGAAGCGCGGGCCTTGCTACAGGACGTAGCGCGCGGCTGGGGCAGGGACTTTCCTCGTTGCTGTAAGACGATCGACAACGGCCTGAAGGCTGGAAAGATGCATCCGCGTCAGGCGCCGGAAGCGGTCAATGACAATACAAAGCTCGTGGACATCACGCGCATGCTCGACAACGCACGGGCGAAGGTTGATGAGCAGCGTGAACCCGAAGTACACAACGACGAGCCAGTGGCGCCGCTAGTAGTAGAAGAGGAGCCCGCCGACCAACCCATCCTCGCAGCTACGCCGTTCCAGTGGAAAGACCCGTCGACGCTGCCACGCCGCGAGTTTGCTTTTGGTCGGCATTTCATCCGCAAGTATGTCTCGGTGACAGTCGCGCCGGGCGGCCTTGGCAAAACTGCGAACAGCATCGTGGAAGCGCTGGCCATGGCGTCGGGAAAGGCGCTTAATGGCGTTAAGCCGCCGCGTCGACTTAAGGTCTGGCTGTTCAACGTCGAAGATCCGCGCGACGAGCTGGAGCGACGCATCATGGCGGCGTGCATTCACTTTAACCTCAAGCCTGAAGACATAGACGGGCATCTGTTCCTCGACAGCGGCCGCGAGCAGGAACTGGTCGTGGCAATCGACGACAAGAAGGGTGTCAAAATCCAGGAGCCGGTCGTCGAGGCGGTTGCCGAAACCATCCTTGCAAATGGCATTGACGTGATGATCGTCGATCCGTTCGTTTCGACGCACCAGGTCAACGAAAACGACAACGGCGCAATCGACAAGGTCGCGAAGCTCTGGGCGCAGATCGCGGACTATACGAACTGCTCCATCGACATTGTTCACCACCTGCGCAAGGTGAGCGACCGTGAAGCAACCGTCGAAGATGCTCGCGGGGCCGTGGCTCTGATCGGTGCAGCGCGTTCCGTACGCGTGCTTAATCGTATGTCGGAAGCGCAGGCCAATGAAGCGGGCATTTCCGGCATGGATCGGTTCGGCTACTTCTCGATCACATACGGCAAGTCGAACCTCACACCGCTGTCACACCGGTTGGACTGGCGGCACATAGAAAGCGTGGCGTTGGGCAACGGGCGAGGCCTGACACAGCCGCAGGACCATGCGCCAGTTGTGACCGAATGGCATTGGCCATCCAGCGAGGAAGTGGCTGAAGGGCTGACGGATGAGCAGAAAGACGCAATCCGTGGTGCTGTGAATGGCGGCATGTACAAGCAGGCGGCAAACGCCAAGGACTGGGTTGGGCTGGCGATCGCCTATGCCGTAGGGCTGGACGCCGACGACGATGCACAGCGGAAGAAAGCTGGCATGATAACCAAGGCGCTATTCAAGGAAGGGTTCTTGTCAAAAGTGGAAGAGAGAGACCCGATCCAGCGCCGCATGACCACTTTTGTTAGGGCGGTTTGATTGAATAGGGATAGCACAGCTTGAAGACCGAATGCCACTCGCCCCTGTGAGCCGAATCCAATAAAATAGAGTAGTGCCGCCTACGAATCTTACTCGATCAAATTGGAATACACTATGGACAGTGCGGTGCCCTTCCTGCATGCGCGTGGTCAGTCGGCTGATGAAATTCGGCTGTTGGATTGGAGCCGAAACCCTATCGGAGTGCCAGAAAGTTGGCCGGCGCCATTGGTCACTGCAGTTCAGATGATGTTGGCTTCGCATTTTCCCAAAGCTATCATTTGGGGGGCGGAGTTTACGACGATTTATAACGACGCTTTCAGGCCAATTCTCGGAGAAAAAGAAAACTGCATGGGAGCTTCGTTCCGCGATATCTGGTCGGAAGCGTGGGATGAATTGCTTCCCATGGTTCAGAAAGCTTACGCTGGCGAAGCGACTTTTATCGAAGACTTTCCGCTCGTGATTGATCGACGCGGTTATGATGAACAATGCTATTTCACATTCTGCTACAGCCCGATCTTTGACGAGCAAGGACGTGTTGGCGGGATGATCGATACGGTCATTGAGACCACAGAAAAGGTAGAATCCGAAAAACATGCCCGGATTCTCAATGCGGAGCTCGCACATCGCATCAAGAACACGTTTAGCGTAGTATCTGCAATTGCGAGCCAGACTTTCAATAACAACGCCGATGAAGAAGTCATCAACACATTTACAAAGCGACTTTTTGCTCTGGGGAATGCTCATGATGTTCTTCGTCTCGGTAAGAGCTCGAAAGGGTCGTTGCGTCAAATCGTATCTGGAGTAACAACCGCGCTAGCAGTAGACGATCGCGTGCACATGGCGGGACCCGATTTATCGGTAGGCCCAAAAGGCGCGTCGACCATTTCGCTGTTGGTTCACGAATTGACAACAAACGCGATTAAGTACGGCGCACTTTCTAATCCTACAGGGCATGTGCAACTGACCGTCGCCATATCCAAAAGGCAGTTTGAGCCGGTTTTCTCGATGAATTGGACCGAAATCGGAGGACCGCCGGTCGCCCAACCTACAAAGACAGGTTTTGGCTCCAAGCTTATAAGGATGGGGCTTCTTGGAGCTGGGGAAGTTAGTTACGAATTTAGGCCAGAAGGCTTCCAGGCAAAGTTCACCGCGCCTCTCTGGCAGCTGCAGGAGGAAGGACGATTGTCTAATTCCACGTGATAGCAACCAGTATACTCACTCGGGAAAGCGGGGCTTTGGCTCCGCTTTTTTTGTTTTTGATACACCATTGACGAGAATCGGAAATGGGCGTTCATATCTTTCGGTGTAGTTCGGGGATGAGGGGATGTACCCTTCAGGGCATTAAAGAGGGCAATATGCGTAAATTGGTAATTGCATTGGCAGTCTCGCTATGTGCGTCGAGCGCCATGGCTGCGGATTTGGGTGTTTCTTTCCAATGGGGACCGACAAAGAAGTGTTTTGACCCGAAGTCGCCACCCATTTCGGTTTCTGGCGTGCCAGCGGGGACAAAGACACTTGAGTTCAAGATGATCGATAAGAACGCAATCGACTTCACCCATGGCGGCGGTAAAGTGGCGTACACTGGAAAAGCGCAGATTCCATACGGTGCATTCCGCTACAAGGGGCCGTGCCCACCAAGCGGAGTTCATTATTACAAAATCACAGTGAATGCTCTGGACTCATCGGGTAAGAAACTCGCTTCCGGTTCGGACACACAACCGTTCTCTAAATAGTTGCCTTGTAGCATACCCAGTCAGAAACCCCGCCACCGAGCGGGGTTTTTCATATTAAGGGATCGCAAGTTATTCAATCAGCTCTGGTAGGCCCAGTGCGTTAAACGCTTCCGCAACCGCTCGGACCGCTCGTCGAGTTGTACTTAAAACCATGGGTTGATCTTGTCCGCGCGTGTTGCAGTTTGGCTACAGACATTGTGATAGAAATTGGTAATTAAGACTTGTTGAAAGTTCGGGGACTTTCTTGTCCATTTAAGGGGGTAATATGCGTTTGAAATCGGTTCTTCTTGCATCCACTATTGCTATTTCTTTTGTTTCGGGAGCGAAAGCTGCCGACGCAATCGTAGCGGAGCCAACACCCGTCGCAGTTGACACGTTTTCGTGGACTGGCGGCTACATTGGTGTCAACGCCGGTTATGCTGGTGGAAAATTCAAGCATCCATTCTCGGTTTATGATGAGCTGTTTGATGAAACGCTTGTATCTGGTTCCGTAAATTTCAACGGAAGCGGGTTTGTTGGCGGCGTCCAGGCCGGTTATAATTGGCAATTCGACAACGGCCTTGTTCTTGGCGCGGAAGCTGACTTCCAAGGCTCCACGGTAAAGGGTGATGTCTCTGCTGAAGTCGATGGTCTTAGCGCAAAAGCTGAAACTAAGGTTGAGTGGTTCGGCACTCTGCGTGCACGTCTCGGCTACACTGCCACTGAGCGCCTGCTCGTTTACGGTACGGGTGGTCTCGCTTACGGCAAAGTCAAGTCGGGCTACAGCCTATCCGACGGCGTGGATAGCATTGGCGAATCCACTTCCAAGACCAAGGCAGGTTGGACTGTCGGCGCTGGCGCTGAATATGCGATCACCAACAACTGGACGCTGAAGTCAGAATATCTTTATACCGACCTCGGCAAGCGTACGTTGATTGACTACACGGATGCCGACCTGTTCAATTACAATCTGGAAAGCAACGTTAAGTTCCACACTGTGCGAGTCGGTGTGAACTACAAGTTCTAAATCCAGAAAAATCTCCAGTCGATACGAACCGCTCGGTTTTGGCCGGGCGGTTTTTTTGCATAAAATTGGATAAGGTTTGCCCTGTCGATTGCCGGCCTCAGTTTTGTATTTTTTCTCCCAAATCGGCCCCATCCGCGACCTCGGCCGCTTAAAATACAACCGCCTGTCACAATTAAAATACAACCATAGGTAACGCGTAAGTGAGGTGCGTAGAGTCGATTTTCTCTGCTTCAACTCTACGCAAATGCACGCTGCTAAATGTGCGCAATCATCCTCATAGAGAGATTGCGCACTTGAGCGCGCAGCGCATCAAGTTGCGATTTTTTACTTTACGCACTTTACGCACTTCGGGCTCGGTTGAAATACAACCTGAATTGAGGTTGGCGACAAGACGCCCCCGGTGAATGGTGTAACTGGGGAACCGCAAAGCGCCTTGCCCGCGGCAGGCTAACGTCTCATTTTCTGCCTGTCCATTAACACGACATTTATTGAGGCATTCCACACTCGCATTGTCTGCTGGCTATCCACTTTCCGCTTGACACATTTGTTCGAGACTCTTTCCATCTTTCTATCGGGCCACCATCCCGATTCACGCCGCCACCAACGGCATACCGCAATCAACACGAGGAGCTCACATGGCACGCAACCGCACGCGCGCGCCTTCGTCTACAACCGCCACCACCACACAGATCACACGCATCAACGGCGCCCGCGTCAAGATCACCACCAGCAATGGCCGCGTTACTACAAAACCAGCCTTACCGCTCGAATGGGAATTACAGGCGGCACAGGTGTCCGCACTCCGCCGACTGCCACAGTACCAGTGCCAGTTCCTGCTGGCCGGTGACATGAACGCCAGCAAGCGGGGGCCAAGAGCTCAGGCTCAGGCAATCGCAACAGGAATGACCAGCGGTGAACCCGACCTCCGCATCTATGGCGAATACGGGCGTCTGCTGATGATCGAGAACAAGGTCGGGCAGGGAAGACTGTCGCCAGCCCAGAAAGACCGCCACGCGGCCCTTGAGCGGCTTGGCTACACTGTTCTGGTCCTCAGGGCCGCGACGACGACAGAAGCCGCTGAGCGGGCCGTTACGGCGGTTATGGGGTGGCTTGCAGAGACGCACACCACCAAGGCCGCCTAACCAACCAAACCAAAACACGAGGATGAGATATGCGAATTCAAAAAGCTGGTGATATTTACCTGAATGAAGTTGGCTCGCCCGTTCGAACGTATCAGCGTTCTTTTGAGTATCGGGATATTTCGGATGGCAAACTGAAAGCCGTTGATGATCTGATGCTGGAAATTGACGCACATCAGTTCGTCAACGAGACAAGTGCGCGTAGGATCGGATTTGTTGACGGGTATTACCGACAATACGACGCTTCTAACGATAATTTGCAGGAGCCGGTGAGCGAGTATCACCCACGGATGAAGGGTGATCACGAATATCGAACCGACACCAGGTTTGAACGCGATGAAAACGGCAAGTACACCCTTCGTGCAGTGGAGCCGACAAAGGAAGATGAAAAGCCGAAGATTATCCGCACTCCCGAAGATCGAGCATCTGGCCGAGATTTCGCTGGAAATAAGAGAACCATAGAAAGGCGGGCTCTCACACGATTGCGAAAGAAAATCGAAAAACGCCAATCCATTGGTGATCCGAACTGCGTTCAATCGCGTGATGAGGATTTCCCGCTCCTTGCGGTCCTGCGCAGGGATAAGCGCCCAGATCTGATTGCAGCGGTATTGCAGTATCGTCAGTTGGTGGCGTTGTGCGAATCCGAGCCTCTGAAGGGCCAGAGCTATGGCGGGGCCGATGGCTCGGCTACGGTGTTTTATTCAAGCTTTGAAGATGGGGAACTGGTTCACTCGTCGAAGGTGCGGCGGTCTAAATCCGCTTACGACATTCCTGCGGTTCGGGTTCGAGCGTCAGTTATCAATGATCGAGGGGAGCAGGTGTCAGGTCGAACCGAGAGCCTGCACGTTAAATTAAACGAGGATACGCTGGCTGACTATATCGACAAGAAGCCCGTACTGGCACGCATCAGATCTGCTTTGGGCGCATTGCTGGACCCGGTTGAAGACGCGGTTCTCGGTGGGCAGACAATGGAAAGCATAGGGAAGTCGAATGGACAATCAGGGAGAGAGGCCAAATCAGCAGGCAAGGCGTTGGTCTATCGTGGGCTTACCGTTCTTGATAGCTTTTTGGGATATGTGCATCCATTGTCGTTAAATGATAACATATTGATAACAAAGCGGAAAATTGCCTGAGTGCCACTAACGCGCACTCAAGTCACCTATGGGTGAGAAGAGACTAAAAGATTGGCCCGCCGTGTGCGGGCCTTTTTATTGGGCGTTCTATGCCCCCCGGTCCACGACCGGGTAACTATTCCAGCGCCGTTTCTCCTCCGGCTGCTGGTTCGGCGGGTTGAGCCTATTGCGGTAGGCTCCCCGCCGATGGTTTTATCGGTATCGACTGCCGCGGCCCTTCATTAGCATGCATGCAACCAAGGCCACGAGTCCGACGGATGCCCATGCCGATGCTGTGCCGGGGTTTTCGCGTGCGTATTGCACAGCACGTTGACCATGTTCACGTGCGCCTTCGGCCAGCACATTCACAGCGTCTTTCGTGGACGCGAGGGCGTCGTCGGTTGCGCCGGATAGATTTCCGAGATGATCTGACAGTCGGGACGATAGGCTGCTGATTTCCTTGCGCAGTGCGTCGATCTGTTCGGAAAGCATGCCCTCGGTGGTCTGTGCCATTTCATTCTCCTTTTCGATTACGAGGAGAGAACGGGAATGTGCATTCAATTGTTCCATTCTATTTCAGCGGGCGAGAGCGCTGGTGTGCTCGCCGGTCTCATAAGCCGGATATGATCGGTTCGATCCCGATGCCCGCAACCAACTATGATTCTCATGGCAAATCACAAGCAGCGCGGTGAAAGCGCCTCTTGGCAGCATCTTTATAAGAGATCACGCTGGCTTAAGATGCGCGAGCGTCACCTTATGCAGTCGCCACTCTGTGTCTATTGCCTCAAGGCTGGCGACGTCGAACCCGCCACGATTTGCGACCATCGCATCCCTCATAAAGGAAACGAAGATCTTTTCTGGGATGCTGACAATCTCATGTCCCTTTGTAAGTCGTGTCATGATCGGACCAAACAGCGTGAAGAGCGCGGAGAGACTGTCGTGCGGTTTTCTGCGGACGGGTGGCCAATAGGATGAGCCCCCGGGGGGATCAAAAAGCGCGCTAGTCCGCAGACGCAGGAGCGGCGGGGAACTCGAACGCGTTATCCCGCAAGTTTTGAAGTTTATTTTTGACAGGTGATATTTATGGGCGCCAGGGGTCCAAGGCCCGAAACGCCCGAAATACAAGCGCTGAAGGGCAACCCGGGCAAACGAAAGAAAAGGGCGGCTTCGATCCGTCCTTCCGGTGACGTTTACATCCCGAATTACCTCGATGACGACGCTCGCGAATGCTTTGAGATGATCGTTTCGGCCATGCCGCCAGAAACCTATGCCGCCACCGACGCTGGCGGCATCGCTGTTTATGCCGCGGCATGGGCCGACCACAAACGCGCAACTGAAGCGCTTAAGACAGCACCGGCGCTGGTTGCTGGATCGACCGGCAATCTCACCGTGAATCCTTGGTTCAAGATCAAGAACGAAGCAGCTCGCATCATGATGAGCATGAGCGACAGGCTGGGTCTTGATCCAAAAGCGCGCGCGGCTTTGACGCCGCAAAAGGAAAAGCCGAAGAGCAAATTCGCCGGGCTTATCGGCGGGGAAAAGTGATAATCCGTGAGTTTACAGCGGCCTGATTGGGCAAAGCGCGGACAAGGCGTCGACCAAGCAGGGCTGGACCGCGCGGAACAGGTTATCAGGTTCATCGAACTGCTACGCGTCCCCAGCGGTGAGGGTCAAGGCGGGCCTATGCGGCTTCGTCCTTGGCAAAAGCAGTTCATTCGGGATTTGTATGCACCGCACGCGAACGGTAATCGCCGTGTTCGCCGCGCAATTCTTTCGGTCGCTCGAAAGAACGGCAAGACGGCTATTATCGCTGCGATCGCTTTGGCTCATCTCATTGGCCCGGAAGCCATCAAGAATGGCGAAATCTATTCTGCTGCAAATGACCGCGAGCAGGCGGGACAGGTGTTCAAGTTTCTGCGTCAGCTTATCGATGCCGACGAGGAGCTTTCACGGGTTCTCGACATCGTGCCATCGACAAAGACGGTGGTTTGCAAGCAAAACGGTTCGTTCTATCGAGCGCTGTCGGCGGACGCAGGCACCAAGCATGGCTTAAACCCGTCTGTCTGGATTTATGACGAACTGGCACAGTCGCGTAATCAGGAACTCTACGAGGTAATGAACACCTCGCAGGGCGCCCGAAAAGAGCCGCTGGGCATAGTGATTTCCACGCAGTCGCCAGATCCCGAGCACCCGCTTTCGAAATTGATCGACGATGGATTGGTCGCTAATGACGCCACTGTCCTTGTCCATCTTTATTGCGCCGACGACGAAGCGGAAATTATGGACGAGGATGCGTGGAGGGCGGCGAACCCGGCGCTGGGAGACTTTCGTAGTGTCGAAGACCTGAGCGCGCTGGCTATACAGGCAAGCAGAATGCCGTCGATGGAAGCCAGCTTCCGGAACCTGTATCTCGATCAGCGGGTCGACCAGAACTCGCCGCTTATCCCGCGTTCTGAGTGGAAGGCCTGCCAAACCGGCGACACGCTAATGCTGGGCGAAGATATCTATCTCGCGCTCGATCTGTCTGGTGTGCACGACCTGACATCACTAGTCGGTATATCCGCCACCGTCGGCGAAGAACGGGTGAAAGCCTGGCACTGGAAGCCGCATGACTTCCTGTTCGATCACGCCAAGCGAGATCGTGCTCCATACGATCTATGGGCGAAAGACGGCTGGCTCGAAACGCCACCCGGTCGCGCGATTGACTATTCCTATGTAGCCAGCCGCATCGCCGAAATCCGCGAGGACTATTCCATTCGCGGGTTGGCGTACGACCGCTGGCGCATCGAACAGCTACTGGTCGAATTCCAGCGGATAGGTGTAGACGCATTTATCGAAGGCAAGGACAAGCCTTTCGACGGCGCGCTGCGGTTAGTGCCGTGGGGTCAAGGCTATCGTGATATGTCGCCAGCTGTGGAAGCGCTTGAGGCGTCATTTATTCATCGGCGCTTCAAGCACGACGGAAATCCAGTGCTAGCCTTCTGTTTTGCCAATGCAATCGCCATCTCGGACGCCAGCGGCAATCGTAAACTCGACAAGAGCAAGACCCGCTTTCGTATCGACGGTGCAGTCGCGACGGCAATGGCTGCCGGGCTTAAGGCTCGAGAGGTTGAGCCCGAGCAAATCGAGTCCGTCTACAAGAAACGCGGCATCCGAATGGCCGGCTAATCGGAACAAGGAAAGATATGGGTATTTTAGACCTGTTCCGGTCCAAACCGGAGACAGCGCCTTCGGTCGCGCCGAAACGAGCTCCGCGAGCTGACTGGCAATATTTCGACGGCCTTGATGATCCAAGGCTGGCCGCCTTTCTTGGCGGCGGTGCAGAAACTGCGAGCGGCATGGCGGTGACGCCAAAAGTTGCCCTTTTCAATACAACGGTTTTTCGCTGTGTCGACCTCATCTCGGGCAGTATTGGGATGCTGCCTTTCTACCTGATGCACAAGGACGGGAAGGGACGACTTCACCCAGCTGATGATCATTCTCTGTTTGATGTTCTTCTTACGCAGCCGAATAACTGGCAGACGGCGTATGAATTCCGCCGACAGCTGCAGTCGCATGCACTGACCTACGGCAATGCTTACGCCCGTACTGTTCGAAGCGGTAGGCGCGTGGTTGCGTTGCAGCCTTTGCACCCGACCAATGTCACCGTCGAGCAGAAAGACGATCTGACCGTCATCTACAAGGTTGTCTTGAAGGGCGGTCGATATGTCGAACTCCCCCAGTCGGAGGTATTTCATCTCCGTGACATGACGGACGATGGCGTCATCGGCCTTTCCCGTGTCCAGCAGGCAAAAGAGGCTATCGGTCTTGCCATGCAGACCGAGAAAGCCGCCGCTCGCCTGTTTAAGAACGGTACTATGGTCGGCGGTGCGCTCACGCATCCCGGCAAACTCGGCGACCCTGAGTTTGAAAACCTCGACACTAGTCTCAAGGAAAAGTTCTCCGGTGCGGAAAACGCGCACAAGTGGCTGATCCTAGAAGAAGGCATGAAGGCCGAGCCGTTCTCGCAGACGGCAAGAGACAGCCAGCAGATCGAGACCAGAAATCATCAGATCGAAGAAGTCGCACGCGCTTTCGGTGTGCCGCGGCCGCTTTTGATGATGGACGACACATCGTGGGGCAGCGGTATTGAAACCCTTGGTCAGTTTTTCGTTCGTTATGGCTTGGCACCGTGGTTCATCGCTTGGGAGCAGGCGGTTTCCCGATGTCTTCTGACCCGCGAAGAGCGTCGATCTTATCAGGCTGATTTCGATGAGCGCGAATTGCTGCGCGGTTCGATCAAAGACCAAGCCGAATTCCTCGCCAAAGCGCTGGGTTCTGGCGGTTCCCGTCCGTGGATGTCCCAAAATGAAGCACGCGATTATGTGGGCTTGAGCCAGAGCGACGATCCGGACGCGGACAGCCTCAAAAATCCAATGACGCAGCCAGAAACTGGCCGCTCTCCTTCAGGAACACGCAATGAGCCTTAACAGAACGCCGGTTGCAGCCGTTGCGCGACCGAAGTCGTATCAGTGGGATGTGCCTCTCTCCGCTTTAGAGCGGTGGGAGAATGCTCCACAGGCGGCAGAAGCAGACGATCCGAACACGATTTCGATTTTTGACGTGATCGGGGAGGATTATTGGAGCGGTGGCGGGTTTACGGCCAAGCGAGCCGCCGCCGCGCTTCGATCCATCGGGAAAAACCCGGTTACCGTGAACGTGAATTCGCCAGGCGGCGACATGTTCGAAGGGCTGGCGATTTACAATCTACTCGCAAGCCATCCCGGCGAAGTCACTGTCAATGTGATGGGTTATGCGGCGTCTGCGGCATCGATCATCGCTATGTCCGGTGACAGGGTGATCATGTCGACCGGTTCGATGATGATGATCCACCGAGCGTGGGGGCTCGCCGTCGGTAATACGCATGATTTCACCGATGCCGCGACGCTGTTTCAGTCCTTCGATAGTTCAATGGCAGATATCTACGCTGCCCGCACAGGACTGGCGCAAGACGTCGTACTTTCTCTGTTGGATGGCCCGTCAAAGGCGTCCGATGGCACTTGGCTGTCAGCTGATGAGGCAATCGAAAAGGGCTTTGCGGACGAGAAGGCCGCCGGAACTGCCAAGTCTGACGCAAAAGCTGAACTTCCCGCACATATCGCAGCGATGCGCCGGATTGACCGGGCGTTGGCTGCCGCAGGTGAGACGCGCCGTTCGCGTACTCAACTCCTCCATGAAATTCGAGGCGAGCGCGATGCCGCCGAGAACGCCACGCGCGACGCTGGCAAGACCAGAGCCAAAGACATGACCGGCATCAAGGCCGCTCTTGTCAGCACAACCAATATTCTTTCCAAGGGATAACCACATGGAACCCGATGAAATCAAGGCGCTCATTGAAGCGCAGGGCCGCGCATTTGAAGCGTTCAAGGCAGAACACAGCGCAGCGCTCAATGACGTAAAGAAGGGCACGGAAGATGTCGTTCGCACCGAAAAGGTCGATCGCATCAATGCCACTGTAAGCGATCTTCAGGCGGCTCTCGACGAGCAGGCCCAGAAGCTTGCAGCTTTGCAGACGGCAGGTGCATCCAGGCCCGGTGATGCCGTCAAGAACGCCGAATATACCAAGGCGTTTGACCGCTTCTTCCGTAAGGGCGATGAGGCAAGCATTGACGCATTCATTCAGGCCAATCCACAGGCCGCGATGAGCGTCGCCGTTCCAGAAGACGGCGGTTATACGGCTCCGACCGAATGGGACCGCACCATTACCGACAAGCTGAAGATCGTTTCTCCGATGCGCGGTATCGCTTCGGTCATTCAGATTTCTGGTAACGGCTTCTCCAAGCTCTACAATGACCGCGCTACGGCGTCTGGCTGGGTAGGCGAATCCGCTGCGCGTCCTGAAACCCCGGCTGCAAAGTTCGCCGAGGTGAAGTTCAACACCGGCGAAATCTACGCGAATCCTGCGGCAACGCAGCGCCTACTGGATGATTCCGAAATCAACCTCGAAAACTGGCTTGCCGGTGAAGTCGAGACTGAGTTCGCATATCAGGAAGGCATCGCGTTCGTATCCGGCAATGGCACCGACAAGCCTAAAGGCTTGCTGACCTACACGACTGCGGCCTCGCATCCGTGGGGCGCAATCCCGACGGTGAATAGCGGTGACGCAGCTGGTCTTACGACCGATGGCCTCATTGATCTGGTTTACGACCTGCCAAGTGAGCGCACTCCGAATGCGCGGTTTACTATGAACCGCAAGACTCAGGGCGCCATCCGTAAACTGAAGGACGGTCAGGGCAATTACATCTGGCAGCCCGGTCTGGTTTCTGGCCAGCCTGCAACGATCCTTGGCTTCCCGGTCAGCGAGCTTGCTGCAATGCCGGACATTGCCGCTGACGCCATCCCGGTTGTCTTCGGTGACTTCCAGCGCAGTTATCTCGTGGTTGACCGCACGGGTATTCGCATCCTTCGCGATCCGTACACCAACAAGCCTTTCGTGCAGTTTTACACCACGAAGCGCGTTGGCGGCGGCGTTACCGATCCGACGGCCCTGCGTTACCACAAGATCGCAGCTGCTTAACAATACAAGGGCGCCTTCGGGCGCCCTTCCTACAGGAGGCGCTGATGGAAGTGCGTGTTGCGAAGGCATTCAAGGCGGTGCCTGAAGGCGAGGTTTATCCCCGCCAGTTTGAGGTAGGCGATACTGTGACTGGTCGCATGGCCGAGGTCGCGCGAACGCTGGGCTGCGTCGCAGATGAGCCTGCCAAAAAGAAGGGCTTCGACCGTGGCGGTGGATCTTGATCGGTTAAAGCGACATCTTCGAATTGAATTCGATGATCAGGATACGGAGCTTAAAGGTTATTTAGCCGCCGCTCAAGGGTCTGCGTTGCGCTATATGAGCCGCGACGCCGTACCCGCAGGCGCCGAAGCCGAGGTGGATGCGGCTGTCCTGCTTATTGCGGGAGATCTATACGAGAACCGCGAGCGACAGTCGACTGTTGAACTATTCGAAAACAGGTCGGCGCGCTGGCTGCTTGATCCATATCGGCTGTTGAGGGTTTGAGATTGTTATCGTTCTAGCAATTGTGGAACATATAAACCTCTGAATGATTGGAGATCGCAATGGCCCGCACCGACAAGAATGATACCGGCTTTCGTCACGAGGTTGCAGAACGGTCGCTCAGGTATTTAGGGCGATCTGCGGATACACTGACAGCAAGAGAACAGTCTGTCCTAGCGCGATTGTCTGAGCGTCAAACGATTGCACGCGATGTAAATAGGTCGTTTGACGAGAAGCTGACCTATGGTCAACGGCTCGCAGATAAGGTCGCCGAATTCGGTGGTTCATGGACATTTATAATGCTTTTTGCTCTCGTGCTCGTCGCGTGGGTGGCTGCAAATTCAATTGTGGCGGCATTCGCTTTCGATCCCTATCCGTTCATCTTTCTCAATCTCGTGCTTTCGATGTTGGCCGCGGTGCAGGCGCCGATAATTATGATGAGTCAGAACCGCCAAGCTGCACGGGACCGGCTGGATGCTGCACATGACTACGAAGTGAACCTCAAAGCTGAAATTGAAATAATGGCGCTACATGAGAAGTTTGACCAGTTGCGTTCGAACGAACTCAAGGCGCTCATTGAAAAGCAGCAAGAGCAATTGGATATTCTTACATCGCTGCTTGCGAAATCAACGCCAAATCAAAATTGAGGCTTCATGCCCTGGCTCCACTTCACAGCAGCTTTCAATTTCGTCGTCAAACCTGCCGTTACTATTGCTTACCCCAAGGGCTACGTCGGCTTGGTAACCACGCCTTGCGCTAACCGCGCTATTGCCGCTGGCAAGGCCGAGCGACTTCCAACTCCCAACAGAGACGAGGCTGAAGCATGGCGAAGCGCGCAGGTGCCGGCAGCCTGAATTGCCGTTTGACGTTTCAGGTTCGGCAGGACGTGGATGATGGTTTCGGCGGAACACGCGGTGAGTGGGTTGACCAGTTTACCGTGCCCGGGAGGCTGGAACCGCGATACGGCAGCAATGCAGAAAGCATCATGGCCGCGCGAATGCAGTCCATGCAGCCGTATAACCTGACCATTCGCGGCAGCACAGCGGCAAGGCAGGTGACGGCAAATTGGCGGGCTTACGACGCTCGGGCGGGGAAGACTGGGGGCAAGCCGAACCGGGTTTTCGGAATTAAGACCGTCGTTAATCCCGACGAGCGTGGGCAGTACATCGAGATGCTAGCGATTGAAGGCGAGGAAACTTGATGGCGGTAAAGATTAAGGGTCTGGACCGCCTACAGATCAAGCTAACGAAATTTCCGGAAGTTGCTGAAAAGCTTGTCAGAGCGGCGATGGAGCAAGGCGCTCAGGAAATCGTCAACATGATGCAAAACTTGGTTCCCGTCGATGATGGCGAGCTAATGGAAAGCATCGGCTGGACGTGGGGTAAAGCTCCAAAATACAGCCAGCGAATTGGCAGCGTTAAGTCTAACGATGGCAAGCTGACCATCACGATTTACGCTGGCAATTCTAAGGTGCGCTATGCCCATCTGGTCGAATTCGGCAGCGCGCCACATGTGAACGGCGGCATGTATCCCGGAACAATCAACCCTGGGGCCAAGGCGCAACCTTTCTTTTACGTCTCGTGGCGAGCCAAACGGCGAAGTGCGCGGGCGAGAGTATCTCGCGCTATTACCAAGGCAGCCAAACAGATAGCGGCGGATCGCTAAATGGACCCGGTTTTAGAACTTCAGGGCGCAATTATTCAGCGATTGCGCAGCTTTCCCGCACTTGTCTCGCTTATTGGTCAGCGTAGCTACGATAACCCGCCGACGAATGATCAAGGGCAGGTTTCGCCCTCAATCTTCCCCTATGTAAGTATCGGCGCATCGAGCGCTCAGCAGGTAGATGCCGACTGTATTTTCGCTGATGATATCATTTTCCAGCTGGATGTCTGGTCGATTGAGCCCGCCAAAAAGCAGATGCGCGACGTCGCAAACGCAGTGCGTCTCGCAACACGAGGTTGGGAGCCCGTTCTAATGGCCAACGCCCTCGTGACATTTGAATATTGGCGAACTGACTACATCAAGGACGGCGCAATCAATCATGCGTCGATCCGTTACACGGCGATTATCGAGCAGCCTTAAGGCCTCCACGCCGATCACCACAAAAACTATTCACGACCACCCTTTGGGTGGCCTTTTCGTATGGAGGCCGCAATGGCTCAAGCAACGACGATCAAAGGCGGCAAAGTCCGCGTCAAGATCGGTACAGTGGGTGTTGGCGGTGAAATCACCTACGCTGCACCTTGCGGGTTCACGCAGCGATCGATTACGCTAACAAAGAACCTCAATGAAGTTTCCATTCCGGATTGTGAAAATCCTGACAAGGTGGACTGGGTTGGACGTGACGCCGCATCACTTTCGATGAGTATTAGCGGTGAAGGCGTTCTGGCTTCTGAATCTGTCGAGGATTGGCTTGATGCTGGTGAAAGCATCGACTCCATTCCAGTACAGGTTGAGATCGAGTTTCCAGCCACGACATACACCTATACCGGCAAAATGCACGCAGAGAGCCTCGAAATCGGCGCTAACAACGGCGAGCGTGCCACACTTAATGTGTCGCTGCAGTCGGATGGTGAAATGGTCCGCACCTCCGCCCCGACGGCCCCATAATGAGCAGAGATGCTAAAGTAGAACTCGACTGGGCGGACGGTACTTATACCTTCCGCCTCGGTTGGGGCGAGTTGGAAGCGCTGCAGGAAGCGTGCAACGCCGGCCCTTGGGTCATTCTGGAGCGACTTTTCACCAAACAATGCCGCGTCGGCGATATCGCCCATGTGATCCGGCAGGGACTGATTGGTGGAGGCTTGGAGCCCACGGCGGCCACGAAACTGGTGAGAACCTACATCGAAAAACGCCCGCCTGCTGAGAACATCGTATTCGCCACCATCATTTTGCAGGCAGGTATTCAAGGCGTGCCGGAGGAGCCGGTGGGGGAGCCAGCGGCGGCAAATCAGACGGAGAACAACTTGACAGTCTCCCCAAAGGAAAAGTCAGATTTGCCGCGGTCTACGGCAATGGTGCGGCGCTCGGCTTCACGCCGCAAGAAGTAAGACGAATGTCCATGTGGCAGTTCATGGCTGCCGTTGACGGTTACGTCAAAGCTAACTCGACCGACGATGGCGGTTTGAGCCAGACGGAAAAAGACGAGCTTTGGGAGTGGGTGAGCGAGGGGTAGGGTGGGTTGCTAATAGCAACCCAACTGCGTTGCCTCGGCCTGCGCCTGTGCGCGCTCCGCTTCCAGCAATCTTGGGATGTTAGCCCGGCTAAGCAGTTGCTGGCATCTCAGTTCTTTGTTCGCCGGGTAAGATGCCTTATTGCTGGCGCAACCGCCTATAGCCAGCATGATGGTGCAAATAGTGACGATGGCTTTCATGTGTGTCCCCCTCCTCGGACAATTTTCTAAGTTAATGGGTTAAAACCCGCACGCGCAATGATGTTTTCTTCCGCTCGGATCGCGTCAGCTTTCTGATAGATTCGGGTTCTAAGAGCATCGAACAATCTACTGTCTTGCTCATATATGATGATGTCATTGAGCGTTCCCATGCCGCCATAGCAGTGCAGGATCCGTATCACGCCGTGAAAGTCAGAAAGCCTGATTTCTGATGCACCTTTTTCGAGCACACTCGCCCATCCATGCACATTATGGGCACGCAATATTGCTACGATCTCATCTACATCGGAGCAAAGAGACTCTAAGTCCGGGTGCATCGTAAATTCTTTCGCTAAAACGTCGGTTCCTTCACGCGAGATCCAGATTTGGTGCCGTCGACTCCCGTGGCAAATCCTTCGAAATCACGACCGATAATAATCAGCGGCAAAGATGCCAGTGATGCGATGCCGCCAATGATCAGCAGCGCATACGGCATCAACATACTTTGATTGTAATAGCCGCCAAATTGGACGTTCTTCGCAACGGTCGCGAGCAGATACCAGTAGCCATACGCGGAGACCAGAGGGCCGACGAATAGGAACGCGATTCCTAACCAGCCCACTCCATTAAATCTCTGTTCTATTTTCATAGGTGCCCCACCATGGCCACTGACTTAGAGACTCTTGTCGTTCAATTTTCAGCCGATTTCAAGCGTTTGGAGAACGCGATCAATCGGCAGCGTGGGCAATTCACGCGCCAGATGGGCCAGATGGAGAAGTCAGCAAACGCAAGCGTGCAGCGCATAAATGCGGCGCTTGGCAACATCGGCAAGGGCACGATGCAAGACCTCGCTGCTCCCCTAACTGGCATTACTGCCGCATTGGGCACGCGCGAGTTGATGCAGTATGCGGATGCTTGGACGCAGGCTGGAAACCTCATTCGTTCGTCAGCGACGGCAGCTGGTGTTGGCGCACGTTCGCTGAATGAGTTGAAGGACGGTGCGAACGAAGCACGCACAAGTCTTGAAGCATTTACTGACTTATATGCTCGGCTGATCAGATCTGCCTCCGCCGTAGCCAAGTCGGAAAACGAGATTGCGCTGGCGACTTCGCTTGTCTCAAAAGCCTTTAAGGCTGGCGGTGCGTCCGCACAGGAACAGGCTGCCGGCATTCTCCAGCTCGGGCAAGCTTTGGGTTCTGGCGTGTTGCAGGGCGATGAACTCCGGTCGTTGCGTGAAAACGCGCCGGTTATTGCAAAGGCAATTGCTGACGAGTTTAAGACCACGATCGCAGGCTTGAAGCAGCTTGGCGCTGATGGGAAGCTGACGTCTGATCGCGTGTTCAAGGCTATCCTGAATGCACAAAAGGGCATTGAGGCTCAGTTCAAGGCAACCAACGCGACTATTGCCGACGCCTTCACGCAGATTAATAACGAGTTTACCGCTTATATCGGCAATGCCGATAAGTCAGCTGGCGCGAGTAGGCAGCTGGTTCAAGCGCTGCAGTATGTTGCTGATAACTTCAAAGAGATAGCCGACGTTGTTGCAGCCTTTGCGACCGTGCTGATTACCGCGTTCACGGGGCGGGCGATTGCTGGGGTGGTCGTCGGACTGGGCCAAGCTGTTGTTGCATTGGGCTCATTCCTGACAGCACTTCGTACAGGTACGAGCGTAGTTGCCGCCTTCAGTGCATCGCTTGGGCCAATCGGCCTCTTGGCCGGGGCTGCAGCAGGTGCCGTCTATTTGCTCTATAAAAGTATAGGAAGCGGAGACAGCGCGGCCAAGAAATTCACGGATGCCATTGGTAGTAACGAAATCGCGCTCAAAAATGCAGCGAACGCTTCAAAAGCGTATCAGGCAGAGCTTGTGAAGCAGATTGCTTTGCAGCTTGAGACGGCAAAGTCGCAGAGTGTTACGGCGTCGGCCGATGCTTACACGGCAATTGACCGAGCGTCGAAATTTCGAGCGATGACTGGTCTTGAATTTGAGCCGTTAGAATATGCGGCGCGAACCGCTGAAACTAATGCCTTGCAACTCGAGCAATCCGTGATTGACCTCGAGAAGCAAAAGAAAAAGGCAGAGAGTATCCTCGCCTCAACGCCTTCTGGCTACGGCGGCGGTATCGCGACTACGCCAGACGACAAGAAGAAGGGCCGCACGAAGAAGACACCCGCTGAGCGGTTCGACAGTGACATCCAACGTATCACCGACCGCACATCGGCTCTTGTCGCGGAGACTGAAGCGCAGCGTCAGATCAACCCGTTGATTAATGACTATGGCTTTGCCATGGAAAAGGCGCGTACGGAGCAGGAACTGCTCAATGCTGCCCAGAAGGCGGGCGTTGCGCTCACTCCTGAGCTGCGAGCGCAGATCGCCCAGACCGCCGATCAGTGGGCACTTGCGAGTGCAGAGGCTAACAAGCTTGCCGAAGCGCAGAACCGTATTCGAGAAAACGCCGAAGACATGGCGGCATTCCAGAAAGAATGGGTTGGAGGAATTGCCAGCGATCTTTTGAACGGCGCTGACGCAGCGGAGATATTTGCCAACTCTCTCGGACGCATCGCAGACAAGTTTATCGAGATCGGCCTTGCGAACATCTTCGATACCGACAAGGGCGGCTTCAACCTATTCGGCGCTCTGGGCGGCATTTTCCGCAAGAACGGTGGACCGGTAAAACGCGCAGGTGGTGGCATTGTCCGCGGACCTGGCGGGCCGCGTGGCGATAAAATACCGGCGATGCTGAGCGACGAGGAGTTCGTCGTCAATGCAGCAGCGACAAAGCGCAATCGTGCGTTGCTGGAAGCCATCAACAGCGGGCGTGTTATCGGACTGAAGGACGGCGGCTCACCTTTGCGCGCGCCATCCATGCCGATCCTGCGCTCATCTGCCGCGACGCAGCAAGCGCAATCCGGCATTGCAGACGTTCGTGTCTTTGTGGATCGCGACGGCAACTGGCAGGCCGAGGTCGAACGCATCTCGCAGCGGAACGTGAAACAGGGGCTTACTGCTTTTGACAAAACAGGCGCCATGCGAACTGCACGCGATCTACGGCAAGTCAATTCAAGGGGGCTGGCAAGGTAATGGCTGAACTTCTTCCGACTGGCCTTCGATATCAGCCCACTTTCCCGGTTCTGAATCGCCCGGTTTCCATGTCTCAGTACGGGGATCGGGCGACTTCAGCGATTGAGAACGGCGATCCGTTCTGGACGTGGACGGCCAAGATTACAGCGTTGACGAATGCCAAGAGAAATTTACTTGAGGCGTTCATCGATCGGTGTCGGGGCGGTCTGGTTACGGTGCATTACACCCCAAAGCATGTTTGCATCCCGCAGGCTTATTGGGGCGACGCTAATAACCCGGCAATAACTGGCACCGCTACGCTGGCTGCGATCAACGGCAACTCGCTCACCTTAAATGGCGCGGTGGTCGGATTGAAACTGAAGGAAGGCGATTTGGTCGGGTTTACGGTCGGCGATTACAACTTCATCGCCCGCATCGTTGCTGATGCCACAGCAGCCAGCACGAGCGTGCAGGTGAAGATCGAGCCGTTCTTACCGTCCTACATCACCGTCGGCGCGGCAGTTCGCTTCAAGAGCCTGGTGATGAATATGCGGCTGATGCCGAAGACGTGGGAAATTGGCGATGGCAAGTTTCCCGATGCGTCGTTTCAGTTGATTGAGGTGCCGAAGTAGGCTTGCCTACCGTTGGCGCCGAGCGCGAATAGCACGAACCCAGGTTTTGTTGAACATAATGGCGCCTATGACCAATGCGACGGCGCCAAGGGCGATCATGCCGAAAGCTACGCCTTGGTCTCCGAACTGCTGATATAACCAGCCCGTTTTTTCTACTGCTTGGGCAGGATTACCAAGGCGAAGAACACCTTGGATCAATGCGCCAAAACCGACAATCAACATGCAAACACTTCTAATCATGCCGGCCAGATATCAGCTGGGCGCGGTTCAATCTACCCTTTCGATGATTTGGCGGTAACTAATGGCCTTCCCAGCGCGTCTACAGCAATTGCTCGACGAGGGCAGGGGCAAGATAGCCTCGGCCGTCAAAGTCGAATTCGGTACCGGCACCTATGGCTTTTTCTCTGGCAAGGGGAGCGTGAGTTATGCTGGCCTTACGTACAACGGAAACACGCTGATCGACATCGACGAGCCTATGTATGCGCTCGGTACGGCTGCCCAGCCGGTGACGATGCGATTGCCTGCCGCTGCTGATTTTGGGCTCACACCCGACAAGCTGAAGCTGATTGAGCAGGAAGACTACAAGAACCGTCCAGTCACGTTCTACGACTTCTATTTCGACCCAGACACGAACGCTTTCCTTCACGCCGAGCCGACCTGGTACGGCTATGTCGATACCATCGACCACCGCGAGGAAGGCGACAATGTTTGGCTGGAAGGCAATATCGAGACCGGTGCAGTCGACAATTTCCGCGAAGGCTATCGTTATGCCTCGCACGAGGATCAGCAGCTTGTTTCGTTAGGCGACATGCTTTTCGAGTATGCAGCGAGGATCAAGAATGAATTCTTCAAAATCAAATTCGGCTAGGGTGCAAGGATGGGATCGGGCGCTGGAAGACCTTGCGACAGCTCACGTATCGATCTTGCCGGAGTGGGGTGTCTCGGACTGCCTGATGACGGCGGCCGACGCGATCGAAGCGGTTACCGGAGAAGACCCGCTTGCGGAGTTCCGTGGCAAGTACAAAACCGAAGCCGGTGCAGCTCGTAAGATGCGCGCCAATGGCTGCGAGAACGTCAAAGACGTGTTCGAGAACTATCTCCAGCTTGAACCGGTCAATCGGCTCTCCGCTCGCCGTGGTGATGTCGGTGTAATGTTGATCAATGATGAATGCGTCGCCGGGTTCATTTGCGGCTCTGGCTTTGCGGTCAAGCAGCCGCATGGGCTTACGTTCTTTCCTGTGACCGAAATCGAGCAAGCCTACAGGGTCGGCAGCTAACCACCACCATAATCAGCACCTTTGAAGGTCCGTCAGCAGCGGGCCTTTTTTGTTGCGCCTGCATGAGGCCGCCGTATGCCATTTTTAGCGCCTATCTTCACCGCTATCGGCGGCATCGTGTCGAGCGTGGCCGCATGGGCTGCTGCCAGTCCGATTCTCGCCGGTATTGCTCAGACCGCATTCGGCATTGCACTTAAATATGCTGTAAACGCGTTATTCCCTCCCAAGACGCAGAGCCGCGCTTCCGAGCTGGAAACCCAGTACGGTGCGAATATCCCGCGTTCGGTCATTCTCGGCACATGTGCGACTGAAGGCCATCATATTTATCGGAACAGCTACGGCAGTGGCGGCAGGCTCATTCAGGATGTGTTTGTGCTGTCGAGCTTTCGCATTACGTCTGTGCCGCGGGTCCGATACAACGGTGAATGGCGCACACTTATTGCGCAAGACGCTGACGGCTATTGGCATGTGCCGAACGAAGGCACGAGTGGCGACGATCACGACAATGTTCGCGTCAAGTTCTTCTATGGCACTATGGATCAGCAGGCCGAGCCGACGCTGATCAATAATGCCCGTCCTTCTGGCCGCTGGACCGCGAACCATCGTGGCGCAGGTGTTGCTTATGCCATCGTGTTTTCGGAGCTGCGCAAGAATGGCGATGGCCTGACCTCGCCCGCAAAGCTGTTGTTCGAAGTCGTTGGCGCTCCGCTCTATGACTGGCGCAAAGACTCCACGATGGGCGGTGCCGGCGCACATCGCTGGGACGACCAGAGCACCTGGGAATATTCCGATAATCCGGTTGTGCAGATTTACAATCTGGAGCGCGGATTCTTCAACGGCGCTCAGCGCATGGTCGGCAAGGCAGTTCGTGCAAGTCGCCTGCCATTGGCTGAATACACCCAGGCGGCGAATATCTGCGACGAAGGCATGCCGGACGGTTCTAAGCGCTATCGCGCCCATGCGATTGCCAAGGATGGCCCCGGCGCCAACCACGACGCCAATCTGACGCCGATCCTCGAAGCCATGTGCGGCTCGTGGGTGGAGCGTGTTGACGGCGAATTCCCGATTGCGGGCGCTCCGCAGGCAATCGTCGCAACCATCACCGACGCAGACATCAAGCGCGGTGCACCGCTTCGCTTCAGTGCGAAACGCAAGCGCACCGAGCTAATAAACACGGTTGCGGCCTCTTACGTTTCGCCGGATGACTTCTATGAAACGAAGGACGCCGCAACCCGTATCGATGCCGGCGCATTGGCTGAAGACCGCGAAACGCTGGCCAGCGCCATTCCATATGCTGCCGTCACTGACGTGCGGCAGGTGGACAGGCTGGCAGACATTGCCATTCGCGGCGCTCGTTATCAGGCATCAGCGGAAATCGTCGTTCATCCGAAATTCCTCGACACGATCAAGGAAGGCCGGTGGGTTCGATGGAATAGCGCCAAGTATGGCGACCGCACGTTTCAGGTTCTGACGCGCCAGCTTGGCGGGATCAATACTGATGGTGCCCGCGACATATCCCTCTCGTTGCAGCAGATCAGCAATGGTGTGTTTGATCCGACAGCCTACGAGACCAACCCGCCGAACATCATCGTTATACCGCCGCCACAGTATCTGGCCGAAGTGCAAAATTTCTTCGCCATTCCAATTGTTGTCGTTGCAGATGGACAAGGCGAACTGCCCGGTGTGCGGCTAATCTGGGATCCGATTGATGATATCTCGGTCGTCGGCGTCGATATCGAATATTGGCCAGCGAACGACCCGTCGCAGGTGTTTACCAAGTTCGTGACTTGGGACGTAATCAACGTCCCAATAGTTGAAGGCCTGACTTCGCTGACTGACTGGTTTGTCCGAACCCGCTTGCGGGTCGACAATGGCCGGTCGGTCGCTTGGTCGACAGAAACGCCGTTCACAACCCTCAAGGTGGCAGGCGATGATAGCCCAGTCGATTACGAGCGCCTCGACGGTGACGTGAAAGGCCTCATCAACTGGATGACAGGCGACCGACGCGAGATTATCCGTCAAGCTCAGGAAAACGCCACCAAGACCGCTGACGGCATGCTGGCCGGTTATGCCGATAGTCGTTCTCTTCGCCGCGAGCTTGCCAGTACTTACGGCAAGGCGAAAGCTTCGTGGTCCGAAGATATCTATGTGGCGACCGGGCCCAACAGCGCCATTGTCCAGCAACTGACACAGTTGAACGCCGAGCTTGACGACAAGGCAGACGCAAGCGTTGTGACGCTTCTCTCTACGAGAGTGGATAATGTCGAAGGGCAGTACACAGCCGTCGCCGATGCGATCACTGACGTGAACGCTTCTGTCGATGGTACGGTAGCTAACTCCGGTTGGCGCATGACATCGACGGTTGGCGCGGGTGGAACATCGGCAAGGATATCGGCCTACGCCCGCATCAACACAGGCGACGCTTGGAAACAGGCTGGCTGGTTCATCAATGTCACGCCGACGGGAAGCCAGTTCATTGTTGTGTCCAACCAGTTTGCGATTGCCGATCCGAACAATAACGGCACCTTCACCTATCCGTTCGTTGTGCAGAATGGGCAGGTCTACATTCAGAATGCCCGTCTCGGAACGCTGTATTTCGACGTGCTTCAGTCCAACAACAGCAAGATGATCATGCGCGGCTATGACAACTTTGCCGATCTGCGGATATTCACATGACCCAGACATTCATTGGCTACAAACCGGGCGTCGGCCCGGTTCTGAAGTGCCTGAAATATGACACGGATGATCCGCTGACACTGGCCAACACGGCATTTGACAGGTTCTTCTTCAATTCGGAGACGCAGAACCTGTCCTATGTGTTCCCGACCAACCCGTTTTTCTATCGTTCGGCAGAGCTATCCACTCTCCCGGCGAGCTTCAACATCACGAATGATCGGGGCAATGTCGTTATCTCAGGTAGCAATGTTGGCAGTACGGTTGACGCTTTTTTTAACGTCAATACGTTCTATCGAATTACAAATGCGTACCCAAATATGGGCTATGTTCCGATGTCTGAATTCAGGCAGGTTGATCTTCTGACTAATCGAGTTGAATGCGGGGCTTTTCAAAGCTACTACGCACTGGTCGGGTCAACAAACCACAACGTTGTCACAGCAAGACAGTTTTATACTGTCATGGGAAGGCTGGTTGGAACCACTAGCGGACAAACGACTTTCCCGACGGTCTACAATGGGATTATCAGCAGTTCACAGTCCGGTTTCGTTGGGATGGGTGAGTGGTTTGTTTGGAAACAGCAGTTAATTTACAACGACAACAGAAACCCGAACGCCATTTATCCGAGTGTATGGGACTTGCCCGCCGACGCATCGGCCATGCGGACTTATACATCTGCTCCGAACCTCCTGTCGCTGGAGGCGAGTTCCAGCCGATTTGTGCTGTCCAGACCCGGCTATGATGTGAACACGACCAATGAGTTCGGCACTATCATAAGCTCCAACAATCGTTCACCGGCTCTCTGCGTCATGAACGGAACTGAAAATAGTATCCCGGCCAATGGATCGAGAACGATTGCAGCACCGGCTGGCGTCATTCTCTCGCAAAGGGCGGTTGTTGACGTGATGTTTCGTGTCTCCGGGCAAACGTGGCGCGTACCTGGGCTGCTGACCGATACGACGGCAGCGGGAACTTGGCAGCTGTCCTATACTGTTTCTGGCAACAGCATCACGTTCTACAATTCTGAGAAAGACGCGGTTGACCTGCGGTACGTCGTCTTCAACGTGGATGACCAGCCGAAATCGACGGGCGGCAATCAGGTCATATTCCGTGGCAATGATGGATTGCGTGACTATGTGCAAATCAAGAAACCCGGCACGAGTGACCCGGCAAGCCGTCCGAACGATATCTTATTCGACAGTCGCTATCCACAATTCCAGATCATCGCGCAAGATTTCATTCCAATATCCGCCTTTGGCAATTCGTCGGCGGGGGATGCTGTATACAAGGGCGCGAGAACGTATCGGCTGAACTTCAATAACGCCGGTTTTGTTCCCTACCTGAAATACTCAATTGTATTCGATAATTGCGTGACAACGCCGATCTATCGAGCAGAGCGCGGGGTAGACGTTTCCAACATATCCATGCTGGCCGAAGTAAACGACAACTATGTCGATTTCTTTTGCTCGCCTGACAGCGGCTGGTCGGACGCATTTAGCCAAGCCGGTGACTGGACGCGTCTCGACTACGGCGCCCGCATTAAGGGTGTCCGGTATTATATCTTCGGCATAACGCCGAACTGATCTCAGGAGAAAAATCTATGGCCACTTTGTCCGACTACATGTCGGGAACGATTTCGCTCGCCAATGGGTCAGTGACGGTAACCGGCACCGGCACATTGTTCGAGGTGACACGGTTTCGGGAAGGCGACACGCTTCAAATCCAGAACCTGACGGCTGTGATTGCCAGCGTCGATAGCGACACCCAGCTGACGCTTACCGAACCTTGGACGGGGGCGAGCATCGTCAACGGTGCATACCGCGCCCGACAGCTTGGCGACGGGTCGCGGGTCTCGACGCAAGCCGCAACCATTATCGAACTGCTCGGCAATGGTGTTTTGATGAACTTGGCCGAACTCGGCGTCGAGGAAGGGAAGGTGCCAGTCGGTGGGCCTACGGGTGAGTATGAGTTGACGGACCCTGCCACGTTCGGCATTCAGGACCCGAACGGCAGCCTTGGCAGATTGGCCGGGCTGGAACTGGTCGCGAACAAAATCCTGAATACCGCTGCATCGGGGGAACTCACGCAATCGGATATTACGGCAGCTGCGCTTGTGTTGCTCAAACTGGCGGGCACGGCAGCCGCGAACAAGTTCCCTTACTTCAACGCCGCCGATAGTGCTGCGTTGGCCGATTTTACTTCGCAGGCGCGCACGATGCTTGCCAGTACAACGCCTGCCGTGACCTCATTGGGCTATACGCCAGTCAATAAGGCAGGTGATACGGTTCCCGGCCCTATGAACTGGACTGGACTTCCTATCGACTGGCAGTTTCGCTTTGAAACGCCGATTAATATGGTTGCAACGGCAAACTACTTGTTCGGTCAGAGATCAGGAATGATCCTGGTGAATGATGAAGTCTCCGCACAGACGGCAATTTTCATATGCGGCGGTGGTGCAACTAAGCTTGTCGAGCAAACCGACAATGTTTTCGGCACCACTACAGGAGATTTACAACTCCGGTTTTCAACGGGGAGCGCAGCCTACTACCTCGCCAACTTTGGAACGACGACACGCATTGTGCGCATGGCCGCAATAAGCGTTCGCCCATCACCTTAAAGGAGCAAGAAATGACCGCGCTCGAAAAAATCGAAGACGGGCTAAACGACAATCTCTGGCAGGACGAAGAGGGAAATTTTTACGTTGGCCGACCCGGACAGTCCGCAGAAGATATCCTTGCCGAAGTGAGTGCACCACGGCCTGAACCTGCGCCGCCAGCCACGGTCATCCCTTCTGTCACGCTCTGGGAACGAATGACTGATGTCGAGGCCGAACAAGTAAACGCTGCCATGGCACCGCAGCCCTTCCGCACCCGGCAAATCTTTCTGACCGCGAATACCTTCCGCTCAGACCATGAGCTTTGGCCGCTGCTTGTTCAGATGGCGACGGATTTGTTTGGCGAGGCGCGAGCGGCGGAATTGCTGGCAACTCAGGCTGTCGAATAGCGATGCCTAAAATCTCGCCGGATTTGGCTCTGGAGTGGCCTTTCGAAACGAAAGAACGATAAAGCGGAAACAACTGTGGTCAGAACTATGAACGCGAGCAATGTAACAGGCGAGCTGAACGTCGATTTGGGGTATCCGAGTCCATGTACAAGCAAGGCAGTCAATATCTGAAGCGGGAAATGCCAAAGGTAAACAGCGTAACTTACATTGCCGAGCCAACGGAAAAGAGATAGCCTGACCTCGTGACATAGGTTGATAGCAGCAAGGGCCGATACAGTCGTGGGAAATAGTATCGTGCTAATTATCTGTTCTTTCATCGATGGAAGTACGGCGAGTAATAGCCATGACACCACCGCGAAGATGACAAAGGGGATCGCCGCTATTGTGCCAACCCGGGCATATATTATGCGATACCCAACAAACAAAAGCCCTGCTGCATAAAATTGCGTCAATCCTTCTGAAATTTTATATGCTGAAGGCGGAAGTAAGTATCCGACAAGAAGAAGAACGGCGAACGCTAAATACCTAACCCAGCCAGATATAAAACATCATAATGCGAACGTTATGTAGAGCAATAATTCGATAGAAACTGACCAAGATGGCGCATTGAATGACCATCCCCGCTCAAGTCCCCATGCAGGTATTAAAAGGAGGTTTAAAAGCGCATGGTATCCATCATTCTCTGGATATACGAAGTAAGCGCCGCTGACGCGAGAGTACGCGAACTGCAATATGACGACAGTTAGGAACGTCACGAAGTGTAAGGGGTAGAGGCGACTAAAACGGTCTATTGCGAAAGACCTGATATTTTTTGACCCGTTTACCAGCTTCAGTTCCGATTTCCAGAAGAATATCACGCCAGACAACGCGAAAAATAGCGGCACTGCTTGTATCCCGTATAGATAGAACAGAGAAAAATAATCAAATAGCGGCTGTGATGATACCGAGAAATCGGTGGGCTTGGTTCCATCATAAAAGAAATGTTGCCAGTGCCAAAAAATAACCGCGTAGGCAGCAATGCCGCGCATGCCATCAAGCAGATCAAGGTTGTGAGTTGGAAGTGTGCTTTTCCCCATGAGCAAGCCTTAAATCAACCGTTTAGCATTATCAACGTGCTCGCCGCCCACTGTGGCGGCTTTTTCTTTGCCGAAAGAAAATCCCGGCATGTCTCCCAACACGCCGGGGCTACGCGCCTTAACGCGCGGCGAACACGATGGGCGCGCCCTTTAACAAGAGCACGGTTTACAGCGTCCATCCGTACACAGCGAGAGCAACGCCGCCGACCGCACCGATGACTGACCATCCAATCATGCTGATACCCATGAAGCTGTGATACGTGTCCGCTGAAATCTTCTTGAAAGCCGCAACCACCAAAAGGTTTGCTAATGCGCCAGCAATGAGACCGATACCGTTTGCGACATATGCCGCTGGATGAAGTGCCATGGTCTGCATAAAATACGGTCTCAGCAGGAAAGTCGCTCCCAGCATACCTGCGATCAACACAAAAACGGAAACCATTCCGAAACCGGACCATCTTACGAGCATTTGGTGAATTACCTTTGTCTTGGAGAAGATCAGGCGGTAATGGCCCTTGCTCGCTCACCGGGCAACCCACCGATGACAAAATCCTCAAGAAAAACCCCGGAACAAGCCGGGGCTATTTGTCAGCGAACCTGCAGTACCTCGCCGGAATACCGGTCGATGACTACCCGCATTTCATCATCATAACGGTCCACTCCACGGACGATATAGACATTGCGTTTACGTGAGACGCTGTCAATTTCATCCATACCCTCTCTCTGAGCGATGCGTGCCGCACGACGTTCGCTGATATCTTCGCGATATCGCGGGTGATCACTTTCAGGTTCTACTAGGCGGATGCCGTTCGGGCCGATTTCTATACTCTGCGCATGCGCAGGAAGAGCGGAAGCCAATACTGTTATCAGTGCTGCGAAAGCTGCAGTTTTGTACATTGTCTATCCAACATTCAGTGGTTCATATCGCCCGCCAATTACCGGCGATTGTGTACAACGGCCCGATCCCCGCTGAACACCGGGTTCTCTCTCAATTTTCCTAACAATGAGAACTATCCTGTTATCTTCATCGAGCGTCGACAGGAAAAGAAAACCCCGGACTAGCCGGGGTCGGTTCTTCTCACTTGCCGCCTGGCTTTTGATCGGCAGCCCGCCCGCCGCACGAAGAGCCATCGCTCGCAGTCTGCCATGAATGATCACAGCTGCCGGCAAATGCCCCAGAAGAAACTGCTGCGGCGAGCAATAGGCCCAAAATTACCTGTTTCATGATTTCCCCCAATAAAGCGCAGAATTCGCGCACCCCACATAAGCATACTTCTAAGCGCAGAACAAAGACTAGTTTTCGCGGGTTCTAGGGTCTGCATTCAACTTCATTCTTACTTACCAAGGACAACCCAATGAACAAAACAACGTTCTTCGCGTATGCGAGGCGCGCGCCTTTTGGCGGCCGTCTGTCGCAGGCGCAGGTCGACGGCACGTCGACAATTCTGGCTGAGGCTGAGCGCCGAGGCCTGCCTGACGAGCAGACGGCTTATGTGCTCGCAACGGCATTCCACGAGACGGGCGGCAAGATGCAGCCGATCGAGGAAAACCTCAATTATACCAGTGCGGCTCGCATCAGGCAGGTGTGGCCGTCGCGGTTCGCGTCTGCCACTGCCGCACAACCTTATGTCCGCAACCCACAGGCCTTGGCCAACAAGGTCTATGGCGGTCGCATGGGTAACACCGGCGCGAACGACGGTTGGCGATACCGCGGTCGCGGGCTGGCGCAAATCACTGGCAAAGACAATTATAAGAAGTACGGCCTGGGCGATAATCCCGACGCCGCGCTTGAGGACGGCACAGCCGTGCGCATCCTGTTTGACGGGATGATCAACGGCAAGTTCACGGGCAAACGGCTGGCTGACTTCTTCAGCAACGGTAACGCTAACCCAGAAGGCGCTCGCGCTATCGTCAACGGCAGCGACAAGGCCAGCCTAATCGCTGGCTATTACCGCAATTTCCTCGATAGCCTCATTGCTGCCCGCGAAATGAAGCCTGCCAAGCCCGAAGACGCCAAGCCTGATGATGTGCCCCTGCTCGAAAGCCCCGCCGTTAAACTGATGCTTACGGGTGGTGCTGGCACGATGGCGACCAGCCTTATTGGCGCTGTGGCTAACCCGTGGGCGTTTGCAACTGTCGCGCTTCTGCTGGTCGCAGCAGGCGCGGGCTTCTGGCTTTGGAAGAGCGGCAGGCTCGAACTGAAGAGGGTGGCGGCGTGAGCATAATTACAGCAGCCATACAGTACGACACCGAAACCGAAGTAGCGTTCGTGCGGATCGGCAATAACCTACAGGAATGGCGCGACGCCAAGCTGACCTTCGCTCAGGGAATCACCGAGACACGGGACGGTTATCTGATCCGCCGCGAACGCGACGGCAGTGCTTCCATTATGTTGACAGGGATCGCGACATGACCTGGCTCCTAACCTTACGATCCAAGATCACAGGCTGGGCCGTGGTTATCGCTGCGGCCCTTGCGATTCTGGCGGGCGCTTACCTCAAGGGCAGGGCGGACAACGCCACGAGCGCAGCTGCCGACCGGCTGAAGGCCGCGAATAAAGCAAGGAAAATCGAAGATGAAACGAGCAAGCTTAGCGGCGGTGATGTTGACGCTGCTCTGTCTCGGTGGATGCGTGACACCCGGTAGCTATTGCGACGTTGCGCGGCCCGTCCGCCCGAGCATTGAGGACAGTCTGACTGACGGCACGAAGCGCCAGATCCTCGTAGAGAACACCAAATTGGAAAAGCTGTGCGGGGTCGGACCGTGAGCGCGCAATGGTGGCTGGCCTGCCTATGGCTGGGCGTGGCAGCAAGGGGGATTATCGGATGACCGGTGCTGAAATCATGGCCGTTGTCGGCTTTATCGTGATGCTGATGGGCTTTCTGTTCGGGCTTTGGAAGTACGTAGAAAGCCAGATCGCGAAAGCTGAGACGCGCAACGCTGCGAAAGCGGACGCTGCAACGGCTCTTGCCAGCCTGACGCGGCAAGAGCTTTCCGACTACAAGCTGCGCTCGGCCGAAACTTTCGCCACGAAGGCGGGCATGCAGGAACAGACGTCCCAGATCATGCGGGCCATCGAAAGCGTGGCGCACCGCATCGATGGGCTTACCGAGCGGATTGATAATCTGATGCAGCCAAAATCAGTGAGAAGTAGAAATTAATTCCTAAAAAGTGGGAACAAAAGATACCGCATGCGCATTATACGTTCGCAAATGCCAAATATGAATGGAGAATAAAATATGCGTCGTATTTTGTTAGCTGCTGTTGCAACTGCCGCACTTGTTTCTTTTGCAAATGCGCAGAGCGCTACCGCAACGCAAGAAGAGGTATTTGTTACTGCAAAGCCTACCGACGTTATTACTAGTAATATTCTTAACCTTGATGTTACGAATTCTAACGATGAGAGCATCGGCAAGATCCAGGATGTAGTGATGGGCGACGGTGACATCGAAGGCTATATCGTATCGGTTGGCGGCTTCTTGGGCGTCGGCGAAAAGTACGTAGTCGTTGATCCGGATGCCATCGAGATTGTCTATTCTGAGAATGATAAGAAATGGTCGGCGAAAATGAACGCCACCAAGGAACAGCTCGAAAAGGCCACCGAGTTTAAGTACGAAGGCCGATGGGCCAAGTAACTAGTTTTTGAGAGAGCGGCTTTCGGGCCGCTCTTTTCATTTTTGGTAAGCTGTAGGCGCCAAGAGCTCACTGCTGTTTTTCAGGTAAGAGTACTCTTCGGATCATGTGAATGCAGACGGCTTAAAGAGAGCTGTCAGCCCCGCTGGGCCGTGGTTCCTATTTATGCAAGCGTGTAGAACCAGATAACTGGCGCCACGATGAGGAATGCGAGAACACTCCAGAAAGCGCGCCAGCCCACGCTCTTCGTTCCCAAGAATGCCGTTATGGCTATAGCCGCCGCTATCATCACGGTAATCGGCCAGTAGATTGACATATAGACGAGGGCGGCAACCCACCAAGAAAATGAAATCATACGCGCTTGTAGCTGGTGGGTAGTGCTTCGGCAATATTGTGGTTGTTGATAGCAAGCAAAAAAATATGACAACTATCGGGCCACTGTTTTTACTCTGGCGTCATAAACGCGGCGGAGGGGCCACAAGTAACGCATTCCGTATGATGTCGGATTTCAATCGTCCCGGACTGAGACCGTGACGTAATTTTCGTAAATTTCGACATATATCAGCGGCGTTCCGTTTAGCACCGCGCTTTCGGCGCCACCGAGGTAATGGCCGTTGGCGATCATTCGTTCGAGTCGGGCGCGGTTAGCCTTGTCAGAAAACGTATAATCCGAATCATCTTCACGATCGCGCTTCCCATAAACATGGAAGTTTGCTCGATCCTGCCGAATAATCGCTGCCGCTGTAGTTAGGCGCTCACCCGCTGAATTGAAATGATCTTCGGCGCTTAATCGAGCGTAGTACGACTCGATGGGTTTTTCTGCCGCGCCCACATAAATACTGGATACAAGTAACGCGCCTAGGGCCAAAATCGCACGCATTTAAACACCTATGTTGTTTAATTTTGAAGTATTTATGGTGAGTCGGCGGCCGTACTCCAGCCCAAATTTTAATTATGAAATCGTTTCTTACATGAATATTTATTACTGAAATCATTCTTTCATGCGCCGTTAACACCACGTTTATCGAAACATTCCATCATTCCTTTTGTGCCGCTCACCACGGCTACCAACCAAACACGAGGAGACTGTATGTCCCATGACAGACAGGGCGCGGGTGTGCGCCTTTCACACGAAGAACTCCTGCGGCGCGCGGAGGCTTACCGCGAGCACGGCACGCTGGTTAAGGCTGCCGCTGCGCTTGGCATAAAGAAGTCGGCATTTCACGACAGCATCAAGCGGGCGGCAGAGTTAGGGCTGTTGGGAACGAGCCCCGTCTTGCCGGGCTTCCGTATTGCCAAGGTCAGCAATACGCCCAACGGCGACTTCATCCAGCAGCGCCCCGATCTCGGCGAGCACTTCAATGTTCCGGACGGGCATTCGGTCAAGGGCGTTTCCGCTCTTGTCGATGCTCAAGGCCGGCTTATGCAGCAGTGGGTTAAAACCCGCGAGGAGCCGGCGGTGGATATCGCCGAAACCCTCAAGGCCGCATTCGAAGGCTGGCAGCCAGCAGCAAAGCCGCAGCCCGCGCCGACCGTTGCAAACACTGACCTCCTTACGCTAACGCCGTTAGCTGATTTGCATCTCGGCCTTTTTTCTTGGGGCAAAGAGACCGGTATTAACTGGGATCTAGAAATTGGCGAGAAAGTCATTGGTGAGGCAATCGAGGATCTTGTAGCCAGAACGCGGCCGAGCGGAGAGGCCATCGTGCTTGGCGGAGGCGATCTGCTTCACAGCGATAATAATGAGAATAAGACGGCCCGCTCTGGCAACGTTCTTCAGGTTGACGGACGCTATCAGAAAGTCCTCATGGCCGCGTGCCGTCTAATAGTGAAAGCGGTCGATGCCAACCTTCGCCGACATTCGCGCGTTACTGTCCGAATCCTGCCCGGCAATCATGACGAGCACGCCTCTGTGGCCGTCGCATATTTCCTGCTGGCCTGGTATCGCAACGAACATCGCGTCACGGCCGATGTTGATCCTTCGCTGTTCTTCTGGTTCCGCTTCGGTGCCGTCCTTCTCGGTGCAACTCATGGCCATACGGTCAAGTTAAAGGACATGGCCAGCATTATGGCGCATCGTCGAGCCGAAGACTGGGGCGCGACAAAGCACCGATATATTCACGGCTTCCACATTCACCATTCGAGCAAGTTCGCCACGGAAGGAAACGGGGTGATTTCAGAATCCCACCAGACCCCGACGCCGCAAGATGCATGGCATTTCGGCTCTGGATTCCTATCGGGGCGTTCAATGCAGGCAATCAGTTATCACCGGCTGTTCGGCGAGATCAGCCGCGTCCGTGTGGCGATGATGGATGGCGCGCAGACGAAGTATCAAGTCGCGAATGATAACCACCCTGAAAGGGCAGTGGCATAAGAATTGACGGCGGGCCAACGCAGCATCGTAACCCTTCCATGATGTGCCCGTCGTCAACCCGCCGCATACCAAGCGGCGCTTTCACCACAAACCACGAGGAGAGAAGTATGGAACTGCACCAGCTTTACGGCGTGCATAGACCGGGCGACGAATGGCCGGAAGAAGACCGCGCCGCGCGAGCGGCGGTTGAAGGGCGGCAGATGAAGGTAGGTGGGCAGGTTATACCTATTTCGCCAAAAAGGTATAACAAACCCGAGCGCGAGCCACTCGTCATCATCGAACGTCCTTTCAGCGGCGATGTCGTGCGCAACACCGAATATGCCCGCGCCTGCCTTTCGGACAGTTTGCGCCGGGGCGAAGCACCGATTGCGAGCCATCTGCTTCATACGCAAGTGCTGGATGATATGCGCCACGACGAGCGTGAACTCGGCATAGAGGCCGGCCTCGCATGGTATCGCGTAGCAGAGAAATGCATTGTCTATGAGGATCGGGGAACAAGTGGCGGCATGATGACGGGCATCAGGCGGGCTAAGCAGTTTGGCGTTCCGGTTGAATATCGGCGGTTAGAGGCATGGAGGGACGCGGCGTGACCCACTTCCACGTAGGCCAGCAGGTCGTCTGCATCGATGCCAAGGTCGGCTTCGAACAGTTCATCGAAATCCGGGAAGGCGAAGTCTACACCATAAGCTGGATCGGACCGTTTGAGCACTACACGCAGGGCAGCTACATCGGCGTTTGTCTGAAAGGCGTCGATCGAGGAATCTGCCCGCAGTTCGGTTATGATAATCCGCCGTTCGCGGCGCGTCGGTTTCGCCCGCTTGTTCGCGATAAGCTTTCGTCAGTTCGCGGGTTACTCGCAGGCGGGCCAGTAACTGAGAAGTTTGAAGAGCCGAAGCGGAAGGTGAGGGAAGAGGTATGAGTTTCGTCGTCGACAGAACAGCGCCCATTTATGCCGACCTCAAGTTTAAATCAGTCACCTCCGACGGCGGCAGCACGAGCTATTACGAGCTGCCTCCCCATGCGACCGAGCTAAACGACCTGATCGAGCACAAAGGCATGTCCTTCGCGCTCGGCAACATCTTCAAGGCTTGCTATAGGTTCGGTGAGAAAGACGCGGCCAGCCGAATGTACGATCTGAATAAGATTATTTATTTCGCTGAGAGGCTGAAGGCATTGGAAACGAGAAGAAAAACCTAGCCAGTAACGCGGCTCCCTTGGGTTCTTATCTACGAAAAGAACGTTTTCGCGATGAGCCTCCGCACGACCGCCTAAGTATATTGGAAAGTTTTGTCTAATCTTCTGAGGGGGATGACATCTGTTTGTGCGCGTCTTCAATATCGCGCTGCGTAGCAACAGCATTTATCACCACGCTAAAGTTACTGTTCGGAATGGTAATTCCGATATTCACTTCATGGTTATTCATTCTAATCTCTCTTTCGTGTTGGCTCCCTTGCCGGGCAATAAAAAAGGTCGGGCAATAGCCCGACCCCAAAAGTCAACTTCTTCCGATTGTGCCAGTACATCCGTGGTCACTAGAAAGAAGAAACTTCATTCAAGCCGCCTGCAAATTACAAACGGACATTTTTCCAGACTTGCGATCCTGTTCAAGATCATAAGTCAGCTTCTGACCTTCACTGAGCGTATGCATACCTGCTCGCTCAACAGCGGAGATGTGAACAAACGCATCCAAACCGCCGTTTTCAGGCTGAATGAAACCAAAGCCTTTTGCTGCGTTAAACCATTTAACTGTGCCGGTGCTCATATGAACCCCTTTCATAGCAATATTGATATCCGCGTTTGAATTAAACGCAGAGATGAAACGATTTTTTAAAGGGAGTTTTCGTTCGGCGCGCAGTGCTAATCGCGCAGGGAGCAAATCTCAGCAAGAAAATCTCGATTTCTAGCTTTTATCAGCTTAAATAAATTTTGTCAAATTATTAATATCTCACGATCTCTTTCATAGAGAGAAAAACTTAAATCTATTACTATTTCTGTTGTCTTCATATAGAAATAACGAGTTACTTGAGAGGCCCGGTGCGGGCTCCCTCAAATGATGATTGTTAAGCTGTGCCGTAAGAGAATGAGCCATCAGTGTGAGGGCCTGCATTCGCTTGAATGTCGCCCATGACCCCAGCCATAAAGCTATTTAAAATCAATACCGAGTCATTGTAATGAGGGCCCGGCAGTGGCTTCATCCTGGCTGTTAGATAACCGGCTTTCATAATCATCTGCTTCAGTATGCGATGGTTTGAGTGAAAATCAATATTATGGATGTTGGAAGACATAGCGTCCTCCTTTCAAATTGCGGGCAAGGGCAGTTCAGCCCGCGTCAGCTGAGCCCGTATTCAATCAAAAGCTGACAACCTATGGTGGACGGACTGCACGCGAATAGCAAGCGGACAATTAAGGTCACTTAAGGGCAAACCGTACTTTGTACCAACGGCCCTACAATTGATTCATTAGCGGAAGTTTAATTCGTATCAAAAAGAACCCCGCAGCGAAAACCGCGCGGGGCAAGGCTACTGAGCCCTCTCTCCCAAGGGCGACAAAAATTTACCCATCTGGTCAAAAAAGTAAAGCCTGACATGAAGTCAGGCTTCAAACTTTCTGCCTTTCAGGGATGTAGGCCGCCTTCTTCGGCGGCTCGATGGCCGGCGGCCAAAGAGGTTGTCCATCTAGGAAAAAAATCAAAAGGGCCCCGGATTCCTCCAGAGCCCTTTTCGCCTAAGCGGATTGGTTATCTGTGGTAAGATAAGCCACCCCAAATTCTGCCTTCGTCACGATGACGGCCGCCGTGTATGGCTCCGATGTAGGCTGCCACAGCGGCAACGAGAGCAGATGCTGCAAGCAGGAATGCGGTGAGAATGCCAGTTATTCTGGCCTTTTCAGCAGTTTCAGCCGCTTGAGCCTTTACTTCTTCAGCAGCTTTCTCGGCCTGTGCTTGAGCGTCGGCGAGTGCCTTCTTCGCTTCTTCCACTTTCGCCTGAGCTTCGGAGCGCAGGGCCTGAACGCGCTCAACGGTCTGGTTCACTCGCGTCTGGGCGTCATTTTGACTAAGTCCCGTCCGCGTGGCGACTTGGTTTGTGAGCCAAGCGCGGTCAGCGTCAGAAATTTCGCCAGTACTAAGAAGGTTTCCCAGAATGCCGCTTATCTGACGTTGGAAATCCGCCAAGTTCTGTGCTTCCTGACCGGCCACAGAGCTTCCTTGGGCGTCTGTGCGCAGCAGGCTATCTGTAAGATAGTCTAATGGGTTGGTTTTCAGTCCTTGCGGTAACATCTGCTCTACGGATGGAGCGGCCGCTTGACCTGCACCTTGCGCAAGCCCGGAGACAGCTTGCCCCGCACCTGAAACGATGCCGCCAGCTAACTGACCGGCGCCCTGAGCGGCGCTGCCAACAACTGTACCAGCGGTTTGTACTGCTGTCTCAGCCGCGCTTCCAACCGCTTTTGCGCCACCTGAAATAGCGCTGACGAGTAGTAGCGTGGAAACGATCGTTCCCAAACCCCATACAACCAAGCCGTTCAGGCCGTCCCGAACGGTTAGTTCGTCACGAGTTGCGGTTCCAGCGGGGCGGCGCATTCTTCCGGTGATATATCCGCCGAGCATATAAGACGCGACCGTCGATATAACGATAAAGAGCGCCGTAATAACGAGCCATACGGTACTTATATCCCCGCCTTCATCGACGGAAAATGAGCTTAAGCCAAGGCCACTAGCGAATGTGGTCAGGACGGCCATCACACCTGATGCCACTGTAGCGCCAGCAAAGATTGCCGCCCAGTCTACATAGCCGCGATCAGACGTCTTTTCTACGACAGTTGGATCTACCATCAACGTAACCCCAGAAAAGAGAGAATGAACAACACGATGACAACTAGTCCTACTAAATAGATGATAGAATTCATGTTGATTGTCTCCTTCGCATAGATAAAAAATGCCCGAAGGTCGGGATTTTAGTGATCGATGGATTGTGCTCTGGAGATGAGAACTCGGCAGCTATTAAAAAGTTTCATTCAGTATGTATTTTATTTATTCTAAAAATACTTAGTCGGGTCGGTGGGCGCTGTCCGAACTGCTCACTTCGACTTGCGTGTCTCGTTCTTCAACGATTTCCGCAAAGTGTCCATGATGTTAATCATAATCGGCTGGTTCCATATTGGAGTTTGCGGCGGGAAAATGATCTTCTGGATGCCGGAATTGATATTTCTGGTGTGTCAATTTGGCGGCCAATTCTGACATGTAGCCGAGGTCTCGAAGCCCGCTCTCATAAAGCATGATAATTGTGCCTGAGAGATCTATCCCCACATACTCTCTTTCGCTTTCATCGAGCAGGACAACAGCATCGGAATAAATCCGTCGCATAAAGTTCACTTCCTCGATTGTATAAATGCGGCTTCCCTCGCTAAAAAACGGCATGATTAGCCTCCCTTTAGTCCTCAACCAAAGCAAAAGCCGTGGGGCATTGATTCAAGTGATATAGGTTAATGCGGAACGGCCCAGAAGGTTTCTGAAAAGTATGCCCTTGGCGCAGAAAAGGCTATTCCATGGGTGTGATAGGTTCCATGGTGTCATCGCCAGTGTAGCGACTGTTGTTGACCTGGGGCGACACGCGCCACGCTTGCAGTACGTCGTCATTTGCGGGTTTGAGCAAATCTTCACGTGGCTCTGATAACCAGAGGTGCCAGTCCTTCTCGTCCAGAATGACGGGCATTCGGGTGTGAATTTTTGCCATGAAGTCGTTGGCGGCACAGGTGATTATGGTGCAGCTTTTCACCTCTTCGCCCGTGGTTCGGTCGCGCCATGTCTCATGCAGGCCTGCGAAGGTCAGGGGCTTCCCGTCCTTAGCGGAGATGAACCAAGGCTGGCGCGCCTCTTTTGGGCCCGTCCATTCAAAAAAACCAGAAGCCGGGATAAGGCAACGGGTGCTTTTGAAGGCGGAGCGAAACATTGGCTTGCTGGCGATCTCTTCAGACCGAGCGTTGAAAGTAGCCGGTACACTCTTCAGATCCTTCGACCACCAGTTGGGCACGAGCCACCAACGCATTTCGGAATAGTCGAGTGCGCCGTCTTTCTGCGTGATTACGCCCACCTGCGTGGTCGGCGCGATATTGTAGCGAGGCTGGATATTCCGAGGCGTAACTGCCGTCAGATTGTACATCGCGTGGATTTCAGCCCACGTATAGGTCTGGGTAAATCGTCCGCACATGCGCGCCTCCGGTTGCTGGAAATGTAGTGCGCTTATTGTTTTCGTCCAGCCAGCGCGAAATACGGCGGATGGCGTATTTAATCTACAAGCCTGAATTGGTTGAATGTACTCCAACCTTCCGCAGGGGAAGGGAATATTGGAGGGTGCTATGAAATTTGCAATTATCGCGATGGCTTTACTCTTGGCTGGGGCATCTACAGCGTCGGCTATGGCTAGCTGGAAGCCAGAAAGTCACTGCCGTACCGGCAAAGGATGCAAGACTGGAAGGTAATTCCAACGGGCGCCTGTGAACGGGCGCCTATTTCTTTCTGCCAGCCAGCGCGTCTTCGCCTTCCTGTTTATGCTCACGGCAAAACCAGAGCTGTCCAAAGGCCGTCTTGTAGCCAAACGAACCCCACGTTTTGCAGCCCTTCGAATCACAGTAGTGCTCAAAAAGCTTGCCGCCTTTGGTTGCGACGGTGTTCTCGCTCTTATATCCGCTCATTCTATCTCGGTGCCTTTGTTATCCCGAATTGAGCATCGCCCTTGGCCGTGCAGGCCTTGCACCGCATTCGCGGGTGCAGATCCACGAAGTAGGTGTGCGTGCCGAACTTTCGCAGAATGATGGTTCTGTCTACGGACCCGATATGGCCGCATCGGCAGCAATAGCCGTAAAGCTCGTACCAGCCGAACAGATCCATTATCCGTGCTGAAGCAGGCATTTCCTTCAGGAAGGTCGGTCTTATTCTCATTTCTCAAAATACGTCTCCCACGGCTTGGAAGACTTGTCGTGCGGGTTATGTGCCTTGCCGCCATAAAGCCGGATGAATTCTTGCTGGCCTTCCTCGGTCTGGAACATGGCCGAGCTGAAATCTCTCTTATCGTGATACACACTTCTCCATAGCCGATACCCGCCTAATCTCTCCCGGTCGTTCAACATCTGAACGAGGTTTGTTCGGTGCCAATCTGTGAGGTAAAGCACGACTTGAAACGGATATTCTTAGTTGATGAGCGTCTTAGGCGGCTCACCGCGTGACCTGCCGCTCATTTTACGAACACCGTCGGCTTCCATCCGCGGGCAAAGCCCATCGACATTGCGAGGCTCGCATATTCGATTTCCTTCACCAGAAAATCGCGGTCTTTCAGCAAGGTCTCTATTGCAGCTCGCGCGTCACCGTCATGGAAGGCGAGTACCAGATCAATTTCGTCCTGGTATCCTTCTTTTTGCGCAAGCGCGTTCATTTGTCGTGCTCCTCATAAGCAGACATCTTCATTTCCAAACCTGTCTGAAATTTTATTAGCGGTGCCTGCCCTGTTTTCAGGCGCAGGCTCATTCATTATCGCACGACGATTTTTTCCCACTTGTCGGCAGATGCAGAGCCGCCGAATGGCTTCCCGCCGTGCCGTCGCATAAAGGCGCCCATGAGCCTTTCTGTTGGGAAGCTGAATACGCAGAAATCCACGCCCGACTTTCGCGCCATGCGATGAGGCAAACGGGCGCCAAGACGGTCAGCATCGCGATGCACTTCGCGCCGGGCACATTTCAGAGCGTAAGCTTCAGGAAGAGCGACTTGGAACGTTTTCATCACGCAGCCCTCTTAAAAAGGTCGGCGCGTTGGCCATGTGTTACGGCAAGGCGAGCGAGTTCAACTTCACGCGCCAGAAAGTCGCGGTCTTTCAAAAGCGCTTCAATGGCCGCATGCACATCGCCACCGTGGTAGGCGAGAACCTGCTGAATTTCATCTTCGTAATTTTGCACAAGAGCGTTCATGGCTTCCTCCTGCTAATTTAGATGTTCCTATTTTGTTCTCATTGTACTCCGTCGTCAAGACGCTAAATTTGACGTACTTTAACGTGCAACAACTTGTGCAACTAAGTGTGTAACAAATTGTGATACAATTACGGATGCGTAATTAAAATAATATAATAAAAACAATGACTAAGAGGTTAGTTTGATACCAACCGACCGTACCATTTTTCTCAGCCACTCATCAGAAATTATAGTGCTATGTCAACCGCTTAGGCGGATTGATTGCCGTCCCGGCATAGACACCCTAATGAGGCAGGCGCCACAAAAGAATGCCGCCAGCCACTGCGGCGACAATTGCGCCGATGAGCAGGAATATGTGGTCGTATAAAGCGATATCGAACATCGTTAGTCTCGCTCTCGTTCAGCCCAAGCCGTGAATCCGATGAGCGCGAACAGCGACACCATCATTGTGCCAATGAACCATAAAAACCAGCTCATACCGGGTTCCTCCGGCGACCAAACAACCCCGACCGGCAAAAGTTCATCCGACTTACGCAAATTGAACGAAAAACCCCGGCGACGCGGCGCGTTACCGGGGTTATGTCGTCAGCGCACTTCGAGCACTTCGCCCGTGCGGCGGTCTATCACAACGCGCATATCGTCATTTCGACGGTCCACGCCCCGAACAACATACACGTTTCGACGTCGCGACACGCTTTCTACTTCATCCATACCCTCGTTGCGTGCGATTCTGGCAGCTCTACGCTCGCTTATCTCGTCGCCGTAACCGCGTCGATCACGATCCATGCGCCGATTATCGTCTGGATTGACCTGAATCCCGTTGGGCCCGATTTCGATGCTTTGGGCCTGTGCTGGAACGGTCGCCACAAGCGCTGTCACCATCACCGCTGCGATTGCCGAAAACTTATACAT